AAGCTAGGAGCAATTAACGATGCACTATTCTGAATGATACGTGTACCGTATGGAACAAGATTTCCTAAATCTCTAAAGTTATTTGATCCAAACGCTGATCCAGTTAAGGTATTAATATTGTTACAAATACTCTTAAAATGACCACGAATATCACCTAAGTTAATTTGTGATAATTGTCCATTGAATGGATTGTGGTCAAAGTTACTAGGGATTTGATAATACCCAGTTTTACTTACTTGGTCACTATAAATCAAAACCTCTACCGGTGACCCAATTGCAGGAGGAGTTAGCAATGTAATAGTTGTTGTGTTAGTTCCCTTAACATATACATAATCTGTTATCCGTTGGTTATCCTCATAAACAAAAATAACTGGCCAATTTGTACTATCTGAACTATTAACTGATATGTCACATACAATGTCCCGACCCTCATATATCAAATTAAATACTTGATATTGAATACTAGGTTCAATAGCTGTTTGCCAGCCTATTAACCTTGTATACTCAATGCCAGATTGATAAGAGTGTACATACCCTTCACTTACGTTTTTAGTAAAAGAATTACCATCAAATGAGTAATTGAATGTTTGGCTATTAAGAGTAATACTAAAAACAATATCACCGATATTAGTAATAGAACTATAGTTGATAGGGAAAGGTAAAACGGTATCTACACCACCGGAACCAAGGGAGTATTCAAATAACGTGCATCCATCAAAATCACTTGCAGGATAATATTCTGTATCACCAAAACTTATACCGTTGCTATCAAATATGTCAAACTTAGGTGCTTGATTAGTGATACTTTTGAATTGGGCTTCTTTCCAAACAGAGCCATCAAAATAAAAACTATGCCCACGATAAGTTTCACCCTTTAGAATTATTACTTGGGTATTATAAAATATATCCCCGTCAGACGCCTTAGTTAAAGTTATGACTGGTTTAGTTAATGATCCAGAAACATATGAATATGATGCAACAAAAACTTTATTTCTTACTTCAACATCAGTATCATTTGCAAATATAATTCTTGCACCATCAAACAAATCAGTGTTGTTGCCATCGGGATGAAAGACAGTTGTTCCTGCAACTTGTGAGAATGCATTAGTAACACCAAAATTAATAAAATCAATAGGTTCTCTGCCAATCGAACCTGAATTGAATAATTTTAAGTTTGAGTAAAATTCTAAAATAGGTCTTTTAGCTCTTGCATTGATATCAGCAAAGGCGTTTAATACTAAAGCCGCATTAGAATTTTGTGCTAGAGTTTGATTTAGTACTTCAATGTGAAACCAACGATTACTACGACTCCATGCATTTTTACTATTGCTATTTCTATTGATTGTTAAGTAATCAGGTGTAGTGGCAATCAGTGTTGCACCACCGTAAGGCCCTGTATCAAATGCAATGTTATCTAACGGAGAAGTTTCTACTTCACTGAATGGTTCCGGAATTATTTGTTGACTAACAGGTAGTAACACAATGCTAGTACCAACACCCTCAACGTAGTATGCATCTTTTAAATATTCTGCTGGAGTAATATTACCGAAGAATTTAACTTTTAATCCATTTGTAAATTTTACCCCTGTTGGGCTGGTATATGTTTTTTTACCTAATATGTCATTGACGTTAATACTCAAATCTGTTATCTTATCCACTAATACTATTTTTCCAACTTGAGTTGAGTTTTTTCCATCTTGATAATACAATATGTCGGATCTAGCAGTTTGTATTGGTATGATTAAAATTTCACCATATGCATTTCTTACAAAACTACGTGAAAGATATGCGTTACCATATTTTACGTTGATGGTTTGGTCGTTAGGGATAATAGTTGATTCTTTTAAGTAAACAACCGGGTTTGAAGAATCTCCAACAAGGGTGATAGTATAGAATTGATTATTAGGTCTAGTTATAATACCTTCTTCCCAACCACCGTTGTTTAGAGTTGCTATTAGTGGTCCACTAACAGTTGTTGTTCCGTCAGTTAATGTAACATTTGAACCGTCGATAGCCTCACTGATAGTAAAAGTAGTAGGGCTAATAATTGTTCCAACATAATATACCTTATCTTTATCAATACTACCAAAAGCTACACCGGAAAATGTTATCACATTATTAGGGACAAGTTGACTAGTTGAACTTGTATGTAACACATAGGTTGATCCAGAATGGCTTACTTCCGTAATTTCAAGGTCAATTGGTATTATATTTTCTGGGTTATCAGCATCAAATTCACCCCCGTCAAAGAAAGTTCCTCTGAATGCAGATACCCCCGGAGCCGTACCATAAAATAAAACTGTTTTACCATCTAGTTCGGCTACACCATCAATGTCTTTAATTTCGCTTAATAGTTTGCCATGCAACTCATTAAATTTTCTAGTAGTTACTAAGTCTACAGGAATATTACCTGGATATAAATCGTAATCTTGTGCATTAGCTAAAGGAACATCAAATACTATTGTACCTGAACTAATACCATTATCAGTAACACCAAGTACTTCTCTAGTTGTTACATTGTTTCTTAATCTTTCTACACCATCTACTCCTGGTTCTGTTTGTATCCAAAAGTTAGTTGCTTGTTCTACGTTAAATTTATACTGTCCACCTCTAACTAAAGTAAGAGTTGGATTTTCTGTTTCTAGTTTAACTAGCTTAGAAGTAAATTTATATTCAATATTGTTTGAGGTTACATCATATTCTGCATTTTTGTAGATTATGTCAGTTGATACAACAACTTCATCAGGTCCTTCAGGTAGCCAGTAGTACTGGCTATAGTTCATAACCTTATCTAGGTCAACAAAACTATCCCAAGAATAAAATTCATTTGTAAATAGTTTATTGTGGTCAGTAGTAATACCGCCTTCTAAATTGATTGCATCAATCAATTCAGGATATGTAATTGCATCAATGGCAGTAGATGTTTCTGTTTTAGTAAAAATTACTGCAGGTTCAAGTTGGTAGTCTGCTCTTAATTTAGTAGGCTCAACTACATACGAATCCGAGGCTCTTACTCCATAACCAAATTTACTACCTATAAATCCCTGAACTCTATCGAACTTTGGTGGCTGAACTAAATGGTCAAGCGTTGCTGCCAAAAATTGTTCGTTAACGTCTGTTCTGAAAATTTCTGGTAAGAAATCTATTGTTCTAACTGTTGTCGCCATTATGTTTACCTAAATTTAACTTGTTTGTAACTCTGCTGGAGTTAACGCTGATATTACCATTATGTCTGTTGCCTGAGCCGCGTTTAAAAATATTTCGTATGGAGCACTATGTATCTCATATAAATCTCCAAACGACATTGATGGATCTTTTGGAACTAAAACGATTGAATTGATTAAATCACCTATAATAGAATGAATATACGCACTTAATTCTGTAAAGTAGAATGTGTCACCAAAGTTCCAATTAGTAATATCAAAATAAGTATTAATAACCGATAATACGGACGAGCGTATTTCACTGTCACTAGCAGTAGTTGAATTTGATTTGATTACTTTAAGTGTTGCTCTTAACTTAGGATCAGCTTTAGATCCAAATAATGGTTTAAATTTAACGCTATTCAAAATAATACTGTCTGTTAACATTTTGTAATCATTGATTTTACTATAAGCAAGATTCAATTCATTAATTGTTGGCGGTGTGGGTTCTGATAGTTTATTAGTTGTGTCTTTAATCCAATTTGAATATTGTGTATAGTATGATTGTGTCACAACATACATATCAATAATGTTAGTAGTTGCAGGATCGATTCTAGTTGTATTAGGCGAGTTATGTCTATATTGGAAAGACAATCCTTGACGACCAGTCTTAGCAACATAAGTGTTAATTTGTACTAACTCAACAACGTTTTTAACTGTTTGACTAGAGGTTGATTTATAAAAAATATTTTCTTTGTATGCATAAAACAATTGACCAGGGGCATATTCATATCTTACTAATGCTATTTCTGCTCTAGTACCATAGTTATAGTTTACAACCCTGTCTTCAACTAACTGATATCTAGTCAACATATTACTATCTGTTATCAATTCAAAGAAAGCAAAATTTTGAGTATTAGTTGTGCCTGTTTTATACCCGGTAATATGATAGAAGAAATCAGGATCCTTTACTAATCCAGAAACATTTGGATCAGTATTAGCTACTTCAACACTATAATCATCTACATATCCATCAGCTTCAACTAGTTGACCAACTACACTTAGCTTAGTATCAGTTGGGAATGGATAGTTACTATCAGGATAACTGTTAACTTTTAAAATATTAATAAAATCTTGTAACAGTTTACCAGTTGCTGGATCATATATTACTTTGTTTTTAGTAAATGCAAATCTTACGCTTGATGAACTACCAAAGTAATAAGCAATAGACCTGTATGTAACCATATATTGATTATTACCTAAACTTTGAAATTTTACAAAGTAAGCACTATCCGTATATGTACTGACACTCCAGCGAGTTTGATTTGCTAACAAACTATTATCAAAAACTAGACTAAAACTTTGACCTAGTGAAATTTGTGTGATACAATCTTTAACTGTATCATTGGGTAACATATTTGTAAATGATGGTATAACTGATACAAGAACCACACCTGTTTGTATTGGATTGTTTAATACGACTGGACCAAACCCATTAGCCAAATTACCCTCACCGTTATTATTACCATCACCTCTTACTGAACTTACAGTAGTCCAAATGTAGTAACTATCTACTGTGCTTGGTAAGCCCTCAACTAATTTGTTGTACTGATTAAAATAATATCCACTTGGTGCTTTAAGTTGCAAAAGGGCACCTTCTGTAACAAATCTTAGATTGCCGGTGACATAGACACCAATTGGGCAAGGGCCATCATTGTTGTAAAAATATCCAGTAGATTCCAACTCATTAAATGAACTTTGATGCCATTGTACATTACCATCACCGGTGGTTGAATCAATCTTATATCTAGTATAATGTTGTGTGTAGTATTGAAGTGAACGATGATTGATTAGTTCCGCATTCAGTGTTTCTGTTAAAAACGCAACAACGTCATTGCTTGAGTTGGCAGTAAATGTTAGATAGCCGTCATTACTATCTAAGTATAATCCACCGTCAGCGGCAAAATCATTAGTGCTTGAATATTTTGCACTTGGGTCTAACAAGTCGAAACTTCTACTAACACCTACACTACTACGGTTAAGTGCTTTACTTTTGATTATACTATGGTAAAGAGTAAAAGGAAAATTATTATAATCTTCTCCATTAACCATACGATTTTGTGAATAGTAACGTTGTGGTGCACGTTCCTTAATATCTTGTAATGTTTCTCTTGCTTGTGCGGTATTGACTGGTAAGGTTAGTTCTAATGAAATGTTTAATGTCTCAACACGACCAACACGACTAACATAATTAATTGAAATAGTAGTGCCTTGTAGTTCATCTGGGTTGATTGAATAAGTCAGTGCATTACCTGTTCTCACATATGCTCTAAAATTACCAATTGGAATTTCACCAAAGATGCCATCTCCAAATGTATAACTTACTTGGTCATTGAATCTAGATACTACACTGAATAGTTTCTTATCGGTAGTAAGCATTTGTGTGTTGTTGATATTTTTATAGATACTTTCAACTTGAGACCACTTAGTCAAGTCATTATTAGACTCAATTTTATACAACCAGGTATCGTCATTATTGATACCTTGAAGGTTAATATCAATTAGTTGATTACTAATTTGTTCATTTATATTGAAATCGTATGTTTGCAAACTACCTTGTTTAAAATAGAAATAAAATCCAGTATTTGGACTTCCGTATCCTAATCTGTCATTACGATACAATATATTAAATATCCCATTTGGTCCCGGTGGTACTTCGTATATATTTTCTTCATTCAAACTAGTCACGCTTACGCATTCAAAATTCATTGCTGAACCATTGACTGTTGCATTAAAAGGGGCGGTTGGTAATACACCATTAGGGATTCGTATGCTATACTCATCAGTTTTAATACCAAGAATTTCTTGGCTATTACCTGGACGACCTATACGCTGTGCATCTATCAATGCGGCATTGATGATACTATTAAATTGTTCTTGCCAGTTTGGATTTGCAGGATCATTCCATAAAATAGTTAAGTTACTTAAGTTTAAACCAGTGACATCTTTCACCTGTTCTGTGGTTTGGACAGCAGTTACCTTTAAATAACCCTGACCAGTTAAATTTCTTTTTGGATTGTATCCAACTAGATTTGCAAGTTTGATGACACTATCACGGCGTTCTGCTGTGTCAATAAAGTTTTCACGGGTATTCAAATCATCACGGAAAGCCAGTGCTTGACCCATGAAGGCCATTACATCCAATAATGCTACATATTCACTGGATTCAACATAGTCATTAAAGGTCTCAGGATAACTTGTTTGTAGATAATCCACAAAGGATTTACGCAAGGTTTCATAGTCATAGCTTTGAAAATCTGCTTGACTATAAGTTTTGTAGATTGATTTCCAATCATTTACTCCAAAGATTGATGATTGTCGTGAACTTGTGGCCATATAATTTAATCTCTTTTATATATTTATCACACAAAAAAACACCATTTTAAGACATAGATGCTTTTTTTGTATTCTGGTCTAACATTATAGAAAGAGAGATAGGATTGTTAAAGGGCTTAATGTACATCTCTAGCTCTACCCTAATTCCATTTTCATATGGGGTAGCCTGAATAGAAGCTAGGGTAAGTCTAGGATCATACGATGCTATTCTGTTTATTTCTTTCTGTAATTCCATTTGTACGTCTAACGTATTTGGCTCGAATACAAAACTCCACAATGTGGTCCCAAAGTCTGGTTTACCTGGCTTTTCACCTTGATTGATGTTGAATGCATTAATCAAATCTCGTATAACTAATTCTTCATCTAACGTTCTAAATTTGTTTTTAGATTTTAGAGGGGGATTTATTGACGGTGAACCGTCAGGACTATAATTAAGTGCTTTTCTCACTTGTGCTGTGTGTAGTGTACTAAAACCTATATAAGTTGCCATAATTTTTCCTATCTTTTAAATACCTAGTGAGTTTTTAAATGTTGATCCAATGTTTTCTACTGCGGCTTGACCTGATCCACCCTTTTGCATTCCCAATGCGGCTGTTAAATTTTGATTAACATCAGTGGGTGCTGACGGACTAGTTCCGGGGGCAGGGGGAGGATTACCGGTTGTATTTGCGTACATTTGACCTTTAATTTCATCTATTTTCTTAACACAATCTTGCCAAGCAGTTTGTGCCGCAATTGTTTCTGATGCGTCTGCACCTTTTTTAGTTTTAGCATCAAAATATTTCTTACGCAAATCCCATTGCAAATCTTCTTGTATTTTTAACTCTGCTTTTAATTTATCATATTCTTTAGCTTGTGCGGCTGTAGGCATCTTAAATGCACTAGCAGGAATAGCACCAAAACTTACTCCTGGTATTTTACTATCTCCTAGCAATGATGATGCCTGTGCAAGTTGCGGACCAAAGTCAAATGTATCTGACGCCACAGTTGGTAATTTAACTTCAGTAGAACCACTTACGCTATTAATTGCTCCAGCTAATTTTGCATTGTCTGCTGAACTTAATTCACTGGATGCAAGATTTTTTATACTATCGTTGCCACCTTGTAATTTATCTTTTAACGTACTCACACCACTATTAGAATTTTGTTTGATAGCACTGATAGCACCAGTCAGCGGTGAAGCTCCTGGAATATTTGGCTTGCCTGGAATATTGAGCCCAGTTAATAATGAATTAGCGGATGATACATCTGTTCCCATAACAGCTTTGGCATTGTCCCCTAAGTTGACCATATTAGATACCGATGACATTCCACCGGGCAATCCATCAATACCTCCGGCATCACTACCAAAAAGTTGTGTGCCTGCAACAGCAATTGCTGCCGGTCCTGCAGCCATTAATGTTTTAGGATCTGTTGTATTAGATAACGATCCTTTTAATTGAGTACCCACACCCTCTATTGTTGTTCTTAATGAACCACCTGCTTGAAGACCCAAGCCATTGGTTAAAGATGCATTCAAATCACCATTATTTTTCTTCATCTGTGCTAATTCTGCATCACTAAAGTTTCTAACATCTCTACCTGTAACAGGATCCTTAACAAATGCCGGTTTAAAGTTAGGATCATTTTGTGTCGCTACTGATGTTGCTGTTTCTTCTTTAATTTTTTCTTCAGTAGCTTGTGCTTTTATAGCAGTTAAATTTTGTGGCACACCCGGAGCTAAAGGTTTGAATGCTTTGGTAATTGCGGCAAATGCACTTGCGGCTGCACTTTTTAACTTATCAGTCAATTGAACTGAACTCAATGGACCTGTTGTTTGGTCGGCCATTTGAGTTGCTTTATTACCACCGGCTACCAAGTCTTTAGCTTTAGCTGTGTCCGTTGCAGTTAACGTAGGGGGAGTAATACTTCTCCCAGCAGTAGCAAATGGATTTTGAACTGATACTCCTGCCGGTGCTTCTGGTAATGTAGTTCCGCTAACTGCTGACTTAACAAATGATGCTGTCTTGTCTACCCCAAGAGTTACTGCACTTAAAATCAAACCACCTGTTTGAGTTGGACTTTCTTTTCCAGTGAGAACTCCACTACTTACTAATCCTGATTGTGCTTTGTCAATTGACTCAGATACTGCACTCAACTGTGCCGGTACATTATTAACTAAATCATTTACTGAACCTACACCGTTCTTACCTGTAAAGAAATTTTTAGGTAGTGCTTCTGTTATAGATTTACCAGAAGTCACTGCGGCTGCAACTACCTGAGCAGTACCCGGTTTAATCATACCTTGACTTTCCATTTGTGCAGGTGTTATTCCCAATGGGCCTACAGCAAGTGATTTGGCTCCCTCTTCAGAAGTAATTGCGGCTCCGGAAGCAACAGCATCCTTTGCAGGTCCAGTTGATGCGTTGACTGCCACTTGAGATACCATTGCACCCTTTGAACTATTATCAATTGTACCTTTATTTTGTACTGGTGGAACGGTAGCGGCAACTGCGGGTGTTGTTGAAGCCGATGGATTTGGACTGGCTGCATTATTTGCCGCTTGAACTGCAGGGCTAGGTGCTGCCGGAAGAGTAGCTGAAGCACTAGATGTAGTTTTTACATTTACACCTTGATTAGCACTTGCCCACGGGCTATGTGCAGGTGCTCGACTAGTAACACTAAGTAATGTTGCAGGTGCAGCCGCATATCCTTTTTTATCATCAAACAGTGTATCAGTATGTGCGACTTTTGGTATGGCTTTAACATCTCCCGGTACAAGCGGACTAGATCCAGTATTCAATTTAATATTTGGTCCGCCATTAAGATAATTTGTACCGCCACTCTTAATACTACTATCACCTTTGCTTGCAAAACTCATGCCACCGTCAACTTTTACAGTATGATTGCCTTTAGTTTGTTGTGTGAATGTAGTTCCTGAAAACTGTGTTGTTTCCATTGAACTTTCCATTTTGATGTTTTCAGCAGAGATGTTTAAATCTTTTTTAGCGTTGATGTTGATATTATTATCTGCATGTAAATTCAAATCGCCTTGAGTTCTAATGTTAACACTGTTTGTAGAGTACATATCGATTGTACCCTCTTTACCCATCTCAATATAACTTTGTCCATTAGCATGAATTATGAATAATGATTGGATGGTGTCATTCATCATAATCATATGACCTTGGGCAGTTCTCAATCTAAATAACTGGTCTTTACCCTGTAAGTCCCCGTCATCCATGACCAGTGAATGTCCACCAATACGTCCTACAACTTTGAAATTTTTATCAGGGATGTTAGGATCTTTTACTGCTTCAGCAATAGTTTTTTGTCCTGCACCACCATAACCACCTTCATATATTGCTCTTCCTGGAGTGCTTATTCCAAATACTTTACTTGGACTTTCACGACTACTGCTACTACTAATTGTTCCTCTATCAGGATCACGTATCAATCCTTGTTTGTTTAATATTGCCGCTTGAAAACTATGCACTGGTCTTGGTTGGTCAATAAGAACAGAATTGTTATCTTGGGCTTTATTAGCATTATTAATTTCACCAACTGGCAATCTTGTTGCACCACCGTAGCTATCTGATTCTCCTGCATTTGCAATGATGTTATCACTAGATCCTATCGCAGGAACCATATGCATCAGTCCTATTTTTGGAATACTCCCGATATAATATGTACTATTGATATCTCCATTCATGCAAATACAAACTACTTCTGTATTTAAATCAGGAGGAGTAAACCACATTCCATAACTCTGCGGATTACCTTTAAAAGAACCGTTATTTGTCGGACTACTTGTATTAGGTGTTGTTCCAAAGAAAGGGCTAAGATATCGTGCAGGTGTCCAATTGTCTGGGTTATTTTCATCTCCTGCATCTAATCGTTGCAAGTATACTTTTATCATACCTGATCGCTTGTCATCAATGTTATGTTTAACAATTCCAATAACTGCACTAGGTATAAGGGCGGCACCACCTCTATCATCTTTATAGTTCTTGGTAGTGCCTGAAGTTTTTACTATATTATCGCTCATAATTTAAAATAACTTTACTGGGTTTGGTGGATTTTTTGTACCGTTCTTATAACTTGGATTGAACTGTCTGTATTGGTCACGTAACGTAGTATCTGATTTTGGCGCCGCTTTAGAATTTCCCTTAGTGGCATCGTCATCTGCTACTTTTGTCACCGGATTAGCTTTTGGTGGGTTGGCTGCTCTATACGCAGCCGCGTTTCTTCTAGACGCATTAGCAAGAGAATCAGTTTTTTGACTAGAATTGTCTTTTTTTGTTACTGCTGGTTTATTTCTTATAGAATTTCTACCTTCATTACTATAATTTTCATCTGGTTTTCTTTGTGTTCGTTTATCACTGGTAGCAAATTCAGGAAGACTTCCAGTTATAGTTTGTTCGAATCTACCTTTACTAAATGAACTATTCACTTCATTTATCATGTACACTATCCCTTTTATGTTTAAATCACTAGGGTAGTTAGAAAAGAAAATATCATGATTTGGCTTAAGTAAACCTGTTCCACTTTCGTAATCTTCTACTTGATTAAAGTCAATTTCAATAAAAACTTGACCTTGACTAGGATCTATTGTAAAGTCGGGACCATAAAAATTTCTTGCCGCTTCTATGTCTCTCATTGAATAAGTTGGCATTAAATAATCTGGATCACCTAAAATTTTCAATTGAAATTTTTGTATATCACCCGGTGAATATAACCATGACTTAATAGTAGCAGGGATATCATTTGAACCGGGAGCTGTACCAGTAGTGTCTGCATTGATGCCTGATTTAGCAGATGCAGTTACATCTTGTGATTTACTATTATCAACTTTACCATCACTTGTTTTTGCCATATCGTTTTGATATAAATGATTGAATGTAACTTCATAACTTAGTATTTCAGAATTTTGACCTGTATACCAATAGTTGTATCTTTTATGAGGACCATAATAACGCATTGTCTTACTTGCATACACCGATCTGATATAAGGTATCTCATATTTGTTAATTATGTATGTGATACGGTGAGCAAAGTTTTTTGTTATAGCATCTCTACCATTTGGTCCTGACCCTGAAGTTAACACTTTTACAAAAGGGATAACATTAAACCAACTAATATTTTTTGGGTTAGGATTAGGAACATTAGTATCATCTTGTTCGTTGTCTATTGAATTTAATGCTTTTTTAATATAATCACTTTGTGATATAACTAAATCTATAACTTTAAGAATATGCATTCCGCTAGTGATAGAAAGCTGTCTGATTTTTTTCTGTATTGAACCTAATTGATTTCTAAACGCAGTACGTTCATTTACATTGTCAGTTGAGGTCACTGGAATAAAGGGAGTCTTTTCTTTATTAATCAAATCTCCGGGAACCATTAATGAATTTTTTATTTCATCACTACTGATAATAATTTCATATTCATTCTCTACTTCAATTTGCGGATTTTTTGATGTTCGTTGAGCTTTTTCATCATTGTTTAATATATCAACTAACCCCTTAACTGATTTATTTGCCGCATTTCCTAATAATATTTCTTCAATTGTTGTACCGGCAATCTCTTTGTTTCCATTAATAATAGCTTTTGCAACTCCCAATCCAACGTTCACCACTTGGTCTTGTGCAACTATATCATAGACCACTAATTTATTTTCTAATTTAAAGTTCAAACTTTTGAATGCAATTGCAAATCCTCTTTCAAAAACAGACTGTGGATCAGAGTTGTTATTAGATGTACCGGGTATATCACGACCGTATACAATTTGACCATTTGCATCATATCCATAAAACTTAATCAATAAGAAAAATATACCTTTAGTTTTAGTTATGTCAGGGATAGGTTCGTTTAACGCATTTGCTAATTTATGTGTAAAACTAAATCCATACGGTTCGTAGATTTTGAACTTATATTCTTTATTAGATGCCGTAGGTGCCCCTGCCATTTTTGAAGTTATTGGAGTTTTAATTTGTAAATCATCAATATACAAATCTAAATCAAATCCCTTTGCTCTAGTTTCACTGTCTAGATTGGATCCTCCACTTCTTACTATTAATTTAAAATCTTTAATTGCACCCTTATCCCCATCCATGTATCTATTATATGCATCAGGGTTCATCACATACAAACTGATATTGTAAGTATAGCTACTAAATTTTGAAAGTGGGTTGTAATCTCTTAATCCAAGTTTAGTGGTATTATTTGCAATTTCATTACTACCTGCTTTACCGGCAATTGTAGTGCCGGAATTAGGTGCTTCACTTGTTGTTGTAGTTTTGGTTGCAGGAGCCGGTTTACTGTCGCCTAGTTTGTCACTATCTGCAATCGTAGGTGATGCTTTTGTGGGTTCTGCGGCATTTGCAGGAGGAGGTGGAGTGTTTTTTGCAGCCTCTGTTTTTTCTTTTTCTTCGGCTGCTTTATTTGTTCCATTCCAATAATCATTGACAATTGCTTGTGCGGCGGATAACTCACTGTTAGCTGTATCTAAATTACCCTGAGCAGTTGCCAATGCTTTTTGTGCGTTTGCTAAAGTTTTTTCAGTATATTTTGGATTGGGACTTGCTAAATCAGCCTGTATTGTTTGTATGTCTCTTTGAATTTCTAAAACTTTAATTTGGTACCCTGTTACTCTACCCTGCAAGAGATTTACATCAGCTTGTGCTTGTGTATATTGGTCGTATGAGACAGCCATCTTATAAACCTAACGCAGTTTTTAATATAGCTAATTGAGGAATATAAATTCCAGTTCCAGCAACAAAATCAAACACAGGATCTTTCAATCTATTGGGATTTCTTTGTGCAAAAACCCACCATAGTCTACTATCATCATATAAGTCATACGCTAACAAATCAGGACGCATGTGATATGTTTGAGTTATTTCCCAATATGAGTCATCACCATTCATTGGAATTGTTCTGTTTATCATTACATCTAAAAACTCATTATTGTATGTGTTAGTTAGATAATACGGACTTGTTTGTGGGTAACTCATTACCAAATACCTCCACCTTGACGTTTTGACCCTTGCAACAACTCACCGGTTGCATATTTTTGTAGACTAAAATTCTGACTAATGTCTCTACGTGTTATCATTGGGGCTAGTGTCAATGAAATTTGTAACTTAGAAGGCACATATGTTGCTTGTTTATTAGACAATGACTTAAACGTTGGTGCTGGTTTTTGTCCTCCGGGTTGTAAACCATTACTTTTAACTCTGAAAATCTTATTGATAAATCCTGTTATAGGATTTGTTGGTGCTTTAGCAGAAGTACTTCCAGTCAATGTAGAAATTGATGAACCTGCCCATGTATCTGATACACCTGCTCTGATATAATCAACGTCATTAGGCAAAGTATATGAGAAGCTGGTTAATACTAAAGGATGGTTGTCATATTGATATGCTCCAAACCCACTTAGGTATAACAACGGCGGGGGTGTTCCGGGTTTAGGTTCAACATCTTGTCCATAAAACATTTTTGTAGCAGTTTTAAAGAAATGCAATACTGCTAGTAAATAATTTGCTTCCACTGTATCCTGAGCAGTAAATTCTGCTGTTATACTCACATCTTCTACACTGCTATTTTTATAAAAATGTAATTTATAGTTGCTATGAGTTACGTCAGTTGTTTCGTAGTTAGCCTTATATCCCATTTGAATAGTAGGCGAATATGGGAATATAACACCGTTTGTTGCAATCAATGGTTCTAAAATACCAGGGTCTTCAGCATTGTAGAAATATTTTGATCCAGGTGCTAATGTTAGTCTAACTCTCCAATCTTCAGCTTTGGTAAATTTAATTTCAGGTGGTAAATTTACCGTAGATGGTGGTGCCGTTACACCTGTATTACCTGCTCTCGCTAATCTAGCTGACTCAGCCGCACTTTCATTTTGGCTTGCTGGTGCAATTGCGCTAAGTATACCTTGATTAGTTGCAGAATTAAAGTTTGCGGCTGCAACAGCGGGGTCAACTGCTTCAGGTTGTTTCTGTGCTTTGGCAATAGATTCTGCTGGGGTTAATAACGGTGCTTCAGAAGCGGTAGTAGGTTCAACTATTGATTGTGCTGGCGCAGCCGCACCTGCACCTGCGTATGGATTTTTTGTTAGATTTGCACTTGTTGTTGTTTCTTCTAATACTGGTTGTGCTGGCGCAGCCGCACCTGCACCTGCGTATGGATTTTTTGTTAGATTTGTATTTGTAGTTGTCTGCTCTACTACTGGTTGTTCAGGTGCGGCTGCACCTGCTCCTGCGTATGGATTTGTTGCTGTTGGTGAACCTGTAGCCATATATGTACCTTTACTAAATATATTTATCGCTATCAAAAAGTGGTATTTTTACCTTTTCCACTCTCAAATTGTTGCATTTCTGCAACTAATGTGTTACAATGAGTACATCATAACAACGGAGATTTATGTCTATAGCTGTCAAAAAACCTGTAAATTATCTTAATAATAAGGATATTTTAAAAGAGATTCATTCAAGTAAAAACTCATACTGTACATTCTTAACCCCCGAGGATCATAGATACGATTTCATCGTGGACATGCCCACAGAGTCTATTGAAAAAAGTTTAGAGTATGCGTTAAAACCAGAGAATATTCAACTAGCCCGAGAAACTAGGGCAATACGAATTGACTTAGAACAAGAACTAGGGAAAGGAACTACTGACCCAGCAAGTATCCCAGTCACTGATTTAGTATTTCGTGTAATGACTTGGGATCATGTTCCGGTTGCACCCAAGCAACCCAGAAAATCAGATAAAAAGAAATCAGCCAAAGATATCTTTGAGTTTGAGGACGAAACTGATGAGTTGTTTGCTGAACTAGAAGATATTGTTACCAAAGCAGAAATTGACGATATGGTACATGTTAAAGTTAACTTCCCTCCCTTCCAGCACTTCCGTGTTGATAAGACAAATACTTTCAAATGTATCGGAAAAAGTCATTGGAAAGGTGATTTGGTAAACGGAGAGTTTGGTAAGGATCACGGTAACATCACAAACAAACTTGCACGTATGTACATTATGATGTGTGAAAAATACGCTATGAAGTTCAATTGGCGGGGATACACATACAATGATGAAATGCGTAACAGTGCCATTCTTCAACTTACATATGTTGGACTAAGATTCAATGAAGCCAAAAGTGCCAACCCATTCGCTTACTATACAGCCGCTATTACTAATAGCTTTTGCCGTGTACTGAACACAGAAAAGCGTAATCAAAACATACGGGATGACATTTTAGAAATCAATGGTCTTAATCCATCGTGGTCTAGACAAAGTTCTAGTTCCACAATGTACGAAGAATAATTTAACCGACGGTGTTGCTTTGCGACACCATCTCCTATATAATCAATAGATGACTAACCTTTTTAAGAAAGCCGCAACCTTTACTGACATTCACTTCGGTTTAAAGAGCAACAGCTTACAACACAATCAAGACTGTTCCAATTTTGTAGATTGGTTCATTGCTGAGGCAAAGAAAGAAAACTGCGAGACTTGTTTCTTCTTGGGCGATTATAACCATCATCGTGCAAGCATTAACATTCATACATTGCAGTTTGGTTTGCAAGCATTAGAAAAACTCAATAAGGCATTTGACCAAGTATATTTTATACCAGGTAATCATGACCTTTATTACAGAGACAAGCGAGACATTCATAGTGTAGAGTGGGCTAGACATTTACCTAACGTCACTATTGTCAATGATTGGTTTGTTAGAGATGATGTTGTTATTGCACCCTGGCTTGTACAAGATGATTATAAAAAGATTCAAAAACTAAGTGGCAAATATATGTTTGGTCATTTTGAACTACCAAACTTCTACATGAATGCTATGGTAGAGATGCCCGATCACGGTGAGATTAGTGCTGAACACATGACAGGTTTTGATACTGTATTCAGTGGTCACTTTCACAAACGACAAGCAAAGAAAAACGTTTGGTATACAGGCAATGCTTTCCCACATAACTACGCAGATGCAGGTGATGATGCACGTGGTATGATGATATTAGAATGGGGTAAAGACCCAGAGTTTCGTAGTTGGCCAAATCAACCCATGTATAGAGTTTATAAACTCAGTGATATATTAGAAAATCCTAAAGGATTGCTATTACCTGACAGTCATGTTAGAGTACATCTTGACATTGATATCAGTTATGAAGAAGCAAACTTCATCAGGGAGACACTTATTCCAGAACATAAACTACGTGAAATGGCATTGATACCTATGAAGGTTGAACAAGTAGAACAACAGGCTAACGGTGGCTTGAAGTTTGAAAGTGTAGACCAAATCGTTATTGACCAGATTAACAGTATTGAATCAAACACATTTGACAAACGAATTTTGTTAGAGATTTACAACAACCTATGAAGTCACCCAAAGAAGTTAAAGAATTAGAATCATTGATTAAAGTAAACAAACATCTGGGTATTGCTTTATCTGAGTTAACTCATACTCATTCCTATATAGGTAGCTTACGTGAACAAAAGAGTTTGATTAAAGTTAAACTAAAATTAGAAGGTATAATAGAACGGACATTGAAGGAAGAGAAATCATCCAAAGACAGTTTTTTTAGAAAATTAAAATGATATTATTAAAGAACATTACACTACGAAACTTTCTATCGATCGGACAAGTCACGCAAGCAGTTGACTTTAACCGACAAGACTTAACACTTATTCTAGGTGAGAACTTAGACTTAGGTGGTGACGGTGCTCGTAATGGTACAGGTAAGACTAGTCTTATTCAAGGTCTAAGCTATGCATTGTTTGGTGTGCCCATTAACTCAATTAGAAAAGATAATTTAGTTAATCGTACAAATGGAAAGGGCATGTTAGTCACACTTGAGTTTAGTGTAAATGGTATTGACTACAAGATTGAGCGTGGTCGTAAGCCAAACCTATTGAGATTTTATGTAAACAGTGATTTACAAAAAGGTACAGACGATGCACAGGGTGAGAACAAAGAAACACAGATAGCAATTGAAAAAGTTCTGTGTATGTCTAGTAGCATGTTCCGCCATATCGTAGCATTGAATACATATAGCGAACCGTTCTTAGCACTTAAAGCAAACGAACAACGTGAAATCATTGAACAGTTATTGGGTATCACATTACTATCTGAGAAAGCAGAGACAATTAAGGTACTGTTAAAAGATACCAAAGATAGTATTCAAGGTGAAGAATTCAAAGTCAAAGCTATTGAAGAAGCCAATAAGCGAGTAAAAGAACAGATTGAAAGTTTGAAACGCAGACAAGGTCTTTGGCAAAAGAAACACGAAAGTGACTTAGCATACCTAGTTGCACAGTATGATGAACTAGGCAAGATTGACATTGAAGTTGAATTATTAGCGCACAAAGAATTAGTCATTTGGAATGAGAAGAAAAAGCAACAAGATGCATACAATTCATTATTGGCTAGACAAACTGCTTGGAAACAAAAGCAAGAAAAAGACATATACGATTTAGAGAAAAACGGTATCAAGATGAGCCAAATTGATATCGTACAAGAAATATTAGCACATCGTGCTTTGGCTGAATATAACAACAAGTTAAAAGAAATTGCAGACAGAGACAAAGAAGTTGCAAGAATCGATAAGGACATTGAAAAAGAAAACAAGTTAATTGAGAAATTAAATGTTGAAATTTTAAAACTGTTAGCACATCAATGCTATGCTTGCGGGCAAGACTTCCATGATGAACAACATTCTAAGGTGTTGGCTGACAAAGAAAAGATGTTGGAAGATGCACAGTTTCATGTCACTACGTTGTTGAATCAACTTAAAGAATTGAGTGACAAGGACATTGTATTGGGTGATAAACCCAAGACACATTACAAGACAGAAGCAGAAGCGATTCGTCATGGTAGCGATGCAGAAAATATTCGCACAAAAATACTTGAAAAAGAAAAAGAAGTTGATCCATATGCTGAACAACTAGCAGAATATAAACCAGTTGAGATTGGTGTTATGCCAGTCACTCATTATGATACAGAAACGCAAGCGATTGAACATCGTAGTAAAGTATCTGGGTTATTACAACAGATTGAAACAAAAGCAGTTGAGTCTGATCCATATGCTGAACAAGTAGTTGAGATGGAGTCAAATGCGTTACAAGCAATTGACTTTGAAGCAATCAACAAACTAACAAAGACTATGGAACATCAAAAGTTTCTATTAGATATTCTAACTAGCAAAGATAGCTTTGTTCGTAAGAAAATCATTGACCAAAATTTGAGTTATTTGAATAGTCGGTTGACGCATTACTTAGACAAGATTGGTTTACCGCATCAGGTTATCTTTCAGAATGATTTGAACGTTGAGATTACAGAGTTGGGTCGTGAACTTGATTTTGATAACTTAAGTCGTGGTGAACGTAACAGATTGATTCTTGGCTTAAGTTTTGCTTTCCGTGATGTTTGGGAGAACTTATATGCACCAATCAATACACTATTCATTGACGAATTGATTGACAGCGGGCTAGATACAATGGGTGTTGAAAACGCTATTGCTATTCTCAAAGATATGTCACGTAAGAGACAGAAATCAATTTGGCTTGTAAGTCATAGAGAAGAATTAGCAGGGCGTGTTCCTAGTGTGCTAAAAGTAGTTAAGGAGGGAGGCTTTACTTCTTATTCAAGCGCATCTGATATGGTGTAATTCGTATAAAACTTACATTAAAAGATAAATAAATATGTAAGTTTTATAAAGGATTTAACATGTGGTATGTATACATTTTGTATGACCCTAGAAATAATACACCATTTTATATAGGTAAAGGTGTCAAAAGAAGAATGACAGCAACTATCAATATAAATCAAACGGGTAATGGATTAAAACGCAAGTTTCTTAAAGAAATTAAAGATATTGGTTTAAAACCAATAGTTACTGTAGTAGCAGAGTATGACTCAGAAAAAGATGCGTTAGAAAAAGAAAAAATACTAATTTCAGAATTTGGTAGAATTATTAAAGGAGACGGGTGTTTGACAAATTATTCTGAAGGTGGGGACTTAAGTAATGCAGGTTGGATCCCATCGGATGATACTAGAAAATTATGGTCTAAGCAACGCAAGGGTATTAAACAGAGTGAGAATCATGTTTCCGCTAGGGTCGCAAAAACCAAAGGCCTAACTCGGTCGGATACTCAAAGAAAAAATTATATTCTTGCTAGTATTAGGCGTACTAATCCAGAATTAAAAGCAAACATTATACACGAATTAGAAAGTAATTTGATACAGCACGGTACATTAACTACGATAGCTAAAAAATTCAATTGTAGCATTGACTTGATAAGTAGAATACACAAAGATATTAATTTATACAAAGAGGCATTAAATGAGTGGATCAAAAAGTAAGAATAAAGGTAACGCATTTGAGCGTGAAGTTGCTAATTTTTTATCTAAAACATACAATGCCTCTTTTGTTCGGGCAGCACATAGCGGTGCATTTATAGGTGGGACAAACAATCACCGAAAAGAATATCTAAGTGAGAATCAAGTTAAATCATTCAAAGGTGATATCATACCACCTGATGATTGGAAACATTTCAATGCCGAAGCGAAAAGTTACGCTGACTTTCCGTTTCATCTGGTACTAACAGGTGAATGCAAACAACTTGATTCGTGGTTAGCACAATTACTTGATGTAGAAGATACTGACGATTTAAATATTCTTTTTATGAAGTTTAATCGTAAAGGTCAATATGTCGCTGTACAAGGTAAACTAACATGGAAAGCAGATAATTGTCTTTTATATAGTAGTCCTACACACGGCGACTGGGTCATCATGGAACATTCTAGCTTTTTTCAAAACAATGCAGAATTAGTAAAAACATATTCAAGCACAACAATCGACACCACGTCAACTCTTAATACAAATATAAACGAATTTCATAAACAATTAGTCGGCTGAGTTGTCAGTCCTCCTTGAGATTGTACAGATTGTGCTGTGCCGTCAGATTCTGGAGTATGCATGTTAGCAATAACATGGAACACCGAGAAGGCTCTCGTCAAAGCGAACCTTCAATGAGTCTATAGCTACTCCATTTTGATGCTATAGAACATGCGTTGCAGAATGAAACACTAGAGTGCGTAATTCAACTACAGACCAATAAACCCTACAGGGCAACCGGTGGCGAACAATAACATAAAAACGTTGATTGTTCGGGTAAAGATGGCAAGGATGACGGTCATGGCATGTCACCATTGGTAGTGCTTAAATAGCACTACCATGGCTTCTAATCGGCATGATATATCCGATGAGTAATTAGATAAAAACAATAATTAAGAATAGATAAGAGTACAACCAAGAACGAGTGATAACGAGTTCTTAGAAGAACGAAGTTCTTCTCCATAAGAAACAACAACTTGATAAATGAACCTTTCCGTTTAAAAGAATGGCAATTTCGTATTCTTTGTAGTTTCTAAGTTACTTTCAATAATAGCAGTTATGGCATTTCTTTCGTCATTGCTCATATTGAGTATATCCTCATAGGATGCTCCTCCCCTCATATACCATGACATTTTAAGTGCTCCTTTTCTTATATCAGAGCACTCCTGTTCCATACCATCTATCATTCGCTTAATCCCCTCGGAACCAAGGAGAAGAAGCCTTAGTCGAAAAAATCAGATATATTGATGTTTAGTGATTGTTGATGTGTGTGACTGCAATGACTACATGTAATATCTAAAGGTTTTAGTTCCGTTGTTTTACGCAATTCAATATTCTTTTCTTTGATAAAGTTATGAGTATTTTTATCACATTGTTGTAGGAATTCATTTATAAATTCTTTATCAAAAACTGTTGCATCTGGGGTTTTGATATACTCAATGGTTTCTATCAACAATTCAGTAGTGAGGTCATTAATGCTTGCTATTAATTGACTTGTTTTTGTATTCTTTAAATCAACATCTTCAATTCTGTCTATATCCAATAGAGTACGTTGAATCTCAAATTGCTTTTCATTTGCTTTACTAACTTCTTTATACGTCAGAGGTCTAAATTTAATTTTTAACTCACCTATTGTCACTGGAGTGTTATAGTCACCAGGTGTAAAAGTTCCCAACAATCCTGACAGGTTAACATCAAACTTACTTTCTTCCTTACATTCTGGACAAGTAGAATCAATCTCCATTAATTGACCATTAGTAGCAATTTTAATAGCAACTAATATTGGATCTAAATCAATGTTCAGTAATTCCCAGGGTCTTTTGATTGATGGAACACAACTTTTGATGATTTCTGTTACTGCTACCCCATTGAAAAGTGCATCAGGAGTTCTGCTTGTTATCTCATCAATAGCAGACATTGGGTATATTGGTAATTCTCCGCTCTCGGGGAATTCAATAGCACCTTCACTATATCCTACACCCCCGCTTGGTAGTTTTAAATACAATGCTGGGCGGCGAAAGAATTGTCGTAATGGATTATCTTGAGTCATTTGGGTTCCTAAAAAAATGGTAAGATTATGAATACTAAATACAATTAGTACCGAAAGTATTTATAACTCAAAAATATGGCTACAAATAATCCAATGACACAAGAGCAAATGGAACAGTTTGCTCAATCGCTAGCAAGATTAGCGTCCCAGGTTGACACTACCCGTCAAGGATTCGGTCCCTTTGCCGATGCACAGCGTGAGGCAGGTGATGAGTTAAAGAACGGAATGAAGCAGGCTGCACAGCAGTTAGGTAATTCAGTTGTTAGTTTAACTAAAGCAATGGATCCACTTAGTGGGCAACAGGGTCTAGGAAAGTTTTCAGGAGCAGTTTCAGGCGCTGCCGACGCTGCAGGTACAGCGGCTCAAACAATGCTTGCGTCATTTGGGCCTTTGGGATTAGTAGTTGGTACAGTCATAAAATTATTTGGCCAGTTAGCAGGAGCTAGCTTAAAGCAAAATGATGTAATGATGAAAGCATACAGGGATCTGGCTGAAACAGGTTCTGTTAGTGGTAGTTTAGAAAAACTTAATACTGATTTACATAGAGTAGGATTAACATCTGGGGAAGCTGAAAAGTTTGGTCAGATGATTGGAAAAGTAACACCAGACCTTGCGGCTTTTGGTGGTAGTGTTACTGCTGGTAAAGATAAGTTTATCAAAGTATTTGAGGGAATGATTGGTGTCGGTAGCAAAACCGAAATGCAATTAAATCGTTTAGGGTATAGTACTGACACGATGCGTGAAGCAACTGCCGATTATATTGCAAGACAGTCAAGGTTAGGATTAACACAAGGTAAAACTACTGAACAGTTACGCGGTGAATCTGTAAACTACATGAAAACTCTGCGTGAGTTACAAGAAGTTACAGGTATGAGTCGTGACGAAGCACAAAAGATACTAGACCAACAGCAGAAAGACGCACGTTGGGCAATGACATTACGTGAGATTGAAGCTACTCAAGGACACGAAGCTGCCGAAAGAGCAAGAATGGGTATGGCTGCGTTCTCTCAAACTTTCGGTTCAGAAGCTGCCGCTGATTTGATGGAACAAGTTGCTAATAAGGGTGCAATTGTTGGTGAAGCTAGCGCACGTAGCGAAAGAGCAACATTAGGTCAGGGGTATAAACAACTGCAAGCTGTTATTGATGGTCAAATTACATCAGGTCAAATGGTTGTTGGTGTAAGTCAAGCAGTATCGAGAAATATGGATGCGCTTGGCCCAGCTTATAAAATTTCAGGTGATGGCCTGAAAGATATGACAGGTTCTATGGGATTGGTTACCGGAGCATATGCTAATGCTAACAAGAAGTACGAAGATGTAAACAAAACATTAGGAGACAAGACAAAAATAGCCGGTGATAGACTGCAAGAAAACGTTGAAATTGAACAAAAACAAAGAGTTATGCGTATAGCGGCTGATAAAGCTATATGGGAAATAGGTAACGTAACTGTTGGCATGTTCCAAAAGTTAAATGATATCATGTTTAAGTTTGCTAAAACTCTAGCAAAATTAGTTGATTGGGTAATGGATAAAGTCTTTAATAAGAAAACTAATTATGCTGACATGTTCAAAGACCAAGATGATTTTAAACAGGATCAAACAGCCGCACTAAAAGATAAGGCTGCGACCGAGGAAGAAATTGCTAGGGTTAAAAAACAGTATGCAGAACTTGAAGGTGATGCTACAGGTAAAATATTTGAATCTAAATTGGCAGCACTTAAGAAAACTGTAGCTGAAACTAATAATTACCAAGACGTTGAAGGTAATGTACAAGACTCTGCAATGATGGAGAAAAATTTAATTGCTAGACAAGAAGTTGCACGATTAGAAGAATTAAAGAAACAAGCAGTCAAACAAGATGGCACAATTGACTTACAAAAATTAAATGCTTTAAAACAACAAAAATTACAAGCATTACAAGAACAGATTGCAAAAGAAGATTTAAGACTACAAGAAGCTGAGAAAAAATTAAAGAATTTTCAAGCTGAAGGTGGTGCTGGTAATGCTACATTAGAGGAAGCAAGACAACGAACTTCAAGTGCGTCAAAAGGAACAGCCTTTACTACTGATGAAAAAGGTAATCAAGTATCACAACAGAAATTTGAACAACGTTCAGGGGCACAAGCTAACTTAGCCGCCCGAGCAGCCTCAGTGGATTCTTCTGAAATTTTAAACAAACTTAATTTTAAAAATAAAGGAGAAAATACAGGAGGCGGAGAAGCAGATCCTAAGTTACTTGCATTAGCTGAAATGGTACAAAAAGAATTTCCAGGTGCAACATTTACTGCATTGAACGATGCATTCCATAAAAATAATAGACCAAATAGTAAGCACACGGTAGGAAGAGCATTAGATTTCGTTCCCGGCAAACCACCGAAGAGTGTTGATGAAGCGGCACTAATGAAAGAAAAGTTAAAAGATTTAGGTGCTAATGTAGTTAGAGATGAGTTCTTTGCTGACAAAGGTGATAGTACTACTGGTGGACATTTTCACTTAGAAGTTGCTAGAGAAGGTGGGCTGTTTACTGGTCCAACATCAGGTTATCCAGTTGAATTGCATGGTAAAAATGAAAGTGTTTGGCCTGAACCAAAATTACAAGGTCTACTAAAAGAGGTAGAGAAGTCAAGTATTGAAAAATACAAACAAGAACTGATGGATCAAATGGGTTTATCAGATTATAACAAATCTAACCAAACTACAAGTTCATCTAGTAGTGATCCTAAGCAAATGGAAGATTTGTTCAATCGGATGATTACTAAATTTGATACATTAATAGCATTACAAGACAAGTCTAATAACATATCTGATGAATTATTAACCTATACACGGGCTTAATGATAAATATATAACTATGTCATATAAAAAGCGTTTCCAAGCCCCAAATCTAACCGGTGCAGTCAGTCCTATCTCAGGTGCAAACAGTAATCGTGGTGCCTGGAATAGTCAAGTAACCCCATCAGGTGGTTATAACAATACAGACTTTGGTTATAAGAACTATCAAAGTCGTTTACCAGAAGTTTATACTGGTCATCCAAATCGTGTTGAACGATATAATCAATATGAAATGATGGATGTAGATGCTGAAATCAATGCATGTTTAGACATTATTGCTGAGTTCAGTACACAGAAAAACGAACAGAATAATACACCTTTTGAGATAGAATTCTCAGAAGATCCAACCCCCCATGAAGTTGAATTGATTAAAAAGCAATTACAGCAATGGTGTAAACTCAATGAGTTTGATACTAGGTCATTCAAAATCTTCCGTAATACTATCAAGTACGGGGATCAGGTTTTTGTACGTGATCCAGAAAACTTCAAGTTATATTGGGTTGACATGACTAAAGTTACTAAAGTCATTGTTAACGAAAGCGAAGGTAAAGCACCAGAGCAATACGTTATCAAAGATATTAACGTTAACTTACAGAATCTAAGTATTGCTGAAAAGACAACAACAGACTTTATGACACCTCAGGGCCCTGGTGGATATCAAGGTACCTCAAACTACAGCGTACCAAACGGTGGTAGCGGTAATAGTGGTAGTCGTTTTACATTGGGTATGAACGAAGCAGCCATTGATGCAAAGCATGTTGTTCATCTAAGTTTAACAGAAGGTCTAGACCGTTATTGGCCTTTTGGACAAAGTATCTTAGAAAACATTTTCAAAGTCTATAAGCAGAAAGAATTGCTTGAAGATGCTATTCTTATCTATCGTGTACAACGTGCACCAGAACGTAGAGTCTTTAAGATTGACGTTGGTAACATGCCAAGTCATATGGCTATGGCATTCGTTGACCGCATTAAAAATGAAATTCATCAACGTAGAATTCCAAGCGTAAGTGGTGGACAAAGCGTAATGGATGCAACATATAATCCATTGTCAATGAACGAAGATTACTTCTTTCCAGTCACAGCAGATGGTCGTGGTAGTGATGTAACTACATTACCCGGTGGTGATAACTTAGGTCAAATTGATGACTTGCGTTATTTCAACAACAGATTAGCACGTGGATTACGTGTTCCAAGTTCATACTTACCTCAAGGTCCAGAAGACAGTCCTACTCCATTAGCTGATGGTAGAGTTGGAACTGCTATGATTCAAGAGTTCCGTTTTAATCAATATTGTGAACGATTACAGAAGTACATTAGCCAAAAGTTCAATGACGAATTCAAACTATTCATGCGTTGGAGAGGCTTCAATATTGATTCAAGTTTATTTGATATCAAGTTTAATGCACCGCAAAACTTTGCCGCTTATCGTCAAAGTGAATTAGATACATCACGTGTAACAGTATTTCAAACAATGGAAGCATTTCCTTATATTAGTAAACGTTTTGCTATGACACGTTTCTTAGGATTGACAGAAGAAGAAATCGAAGAAAATCAACGATTGTGGTTTGAAGAACGTGAAGCTCCTGAAGATAATGAAGCTAAAGGTAGTGACTTACGTAGTATCGGTATCAGTACTGGCGACTTGGAAACTGATGCAGAAGCAATGGATGAGATTCCGGATGAGAATGCAGAAGAAATGCCAATGGACGATATGGCAGGTGCTCCGGCAGTAGCGGCTCCTGCAGGCTTAGGTAACGCAGCCGCCCCTCCCCCACCGGTATAAAGAGTAATAATGCACTCATCAGCTAAAGAAAGTGGTAAACAGTTTTTTGAAATATATTGCAAATCATTCCCAGAAGATAATTTAAAAATTGTTGAAGTTGGATCACAGAATGTTAACGGTAGTTTAAAAGAAGTTGCACCAACAAGATTTCAATATATAGGATTAGACTTTGCAAAAGCAAACGGTGTAGATATTGTATTGGAAGACGCTTATTCATTCCCATTAGAAGATAATTCAGTAGACATAGTAGTCTCAAGTTCTTGTTTTGAACATGCTGATATGTTTTGGCTAACTTACTTAGAGATAATGAGAATTCTAAAGCCAAAAGGTATATTCTACTTGAATGCTCCTACTAAAGGACCACATCATAGATACCCTGTTGACTGTTGGAGATTCTACCCAGATGCAGGTAAAGCACTTACTAATTGGGGAAAAAGAAACAATTATAATAACATCTTATTAGAATCGTATATATATAACGCTGATACTTGGGGTGATTTTGTAGGAGTTTTCTTAAAAGATGAGTCATATAAACATGAGTTCACTACAAGAATTATTGATACTAAACAGAATATAAATCATAAGAGATAAATATTAGTATGAGATTAATGGAAATGTTTGATTCACCCGTTCAAGGGTTTCAAGATGTTGAGAAAGACAGCAGTAGACCTAAGTGGAAACAATTCCGTAAAAGTAAATTAACTTTACGCCAAATTCGCAAATTACGTAAGATGAATGATGTACGTAACTATGAAAAAAATCAAAACTTAAAGAAAATTCGTAAACAATATCAACCGGCACCAGCGGAAGGTGCACCGGCAATGTAACAATATTGACATAAAATTAAGAAAAACGCAAAAAATGAGCACTTATTGTGCTCTTTTTTATGATACTTGCTAAGTATATAACAAGCCATTAATCTATAGGAGACCAACAATGGACAATAGAAAATTTGAACAACTTATTGATTTGATTATCAATGAGAACGAAGAACAAGCTAAAGCATTGTTTCATGATATCGTAGTTGAAAAAAGCCGCGAAATCTATGAATCAATGATGGATGAAGAAAATTTAGAAGAATCTGAAGATGACGAATCTAAAGACGCAGATAAAGAACCTGTTGAAGAAGGTTTTGATGAAGTTGGCGGTATGCTAGACGAAATCGATGCTGAAGAACATGGTATGATGGAAGAAGAAGATGAATTTGCTGATATCGATGTTGATGCAGAAGATGACGGCGAAGCTCCAGAAGGTGACTTAGAAGACCGCGTAGTCGAACTAGAAGATAAACTAGACGAACTAATGGCTGAGTTTGAAGAACTAATGGCCGGTGAAGAAGGTGAAGAGCACATGGGCGGTGACGAAGAAGGTATGGGCGATGAAGAAGGCTCAGAAGATTTCGGCGGCGAAGAAGGTATGGATGACGAAGATGCAATGATGGAATCTACAAACCTAATCGCTGTTAAGAACCCAGTACATGGTGATAACGGTACAAACACAAAAAGCCCAGTAAGCAGTGGACCAAAAGTTCCTGGTAACGGTGCAAAAGCTGTTTCAATGGGCGGCGGTGAGTCAGGTGGTAAGGGTGGTACACAAGGTGGACTATTAAACCCAGCTACTAAAGATGTTAAGGGTGCAGGATCATTTAAAAATGCTCCAGGACAAAAAGGTCAAGACTTGTCAGCAGCCCCAAAGCCAACACACGGTGACAACGGTGTAAACACTAAGTCAATCGTTGGTGAGTCTAAAAAGACTGTTAAGAAAATTGTTAAGTAAGAATACCTAAGATAATGGCTTTGTATCTTAAAGAACACCTAACTTTCGACCGTGCTAGCATGGTAGTAGAAAGTACCGGTGAAGGTAGTTTGAAGTCTCTTTATATGAAAGGGATCTTCATTCAGGGTGGGGTCAGAAACGCCAATGAGCGTGTCTACCCCGTGTCTGAAATTGAAACTGCTGTAGAAACTTTGAACAAACAAATTACTGAAGGGTATTCAGTTCTAGGTGAAGTAGATCACCCAGACGATTTGAAAATCAATTTAGACCGTGTATCACATATGATTAGTTCTATGTGGATGGATGGAGCAAATGGATTTGGCAAATTAAAGATTCTACCAACTCCAATGGGACAGTTAGTATCTACAATGTTGGAGAGTGGTGTTAAACTAGGCGTAAGTAGCAGAGGTAGCGGTAACGTTAATGATGCTAATGGCCATGTTAGTGACTTTGAAATAGTCACTGTCGATATTGTCGCACAACCAAGCGCACCTAATGCATATCCCAAAGCAATTTATGAAGGCATGATGAACATGAAGCATGGACATAAAATGTTAGGTATTGCACAGGACGCCCAGAGTGACAAAAAAGTACAGAGATACCTGAAAGATGAAGTGGTTCGTCTTATCAAGGATCTCAAAATCAATAAAGGGGAATAAGCATGTTAGATGCTATCAAACCATTACTTGAATCTGGAATCATCAACGAAGAAACTAGCATCGCCATAAACGAAGCATGGAAATCAAAGTTGAATGAAGCCAAAGAGCAAGTACGTGCAGAATTGAGAGAAGAATTTGCACAACGTTATGAACACGATAAGAACGTAATGGTCGAAGCCCTAGATAAAATGGTTACAGATGGTCTATCAGAAGAAATTTCCGAATTTCAACTAGAAAGACAAGCAATGAACGAAGACCGCGTTGCCGCTAAACGCAAGCTACATGAAAATGCAGCCAAGTTCAACAATTTCATGGTTACTAAACTATCCGAAGAAATCAAAGAACTACGCAGTGAGCGCAAACTACAAATGGAAAGTCAGCAAAAGCTAGAACAGTTTATCGTTCATGCACTTGCACGTGAAATTAAAGAATTCGCACAAGACAAACAAGCAGTAGTTGAAGCAAAGGTTAAGTTAGTTGCAGAAGGTCGTAAACAACTTGAAGCATTGAAGGCGAAATTCGTCACAGAAAGTGCTAAGAGAATGAACGAATCTGTAAGCAAGCATCTAAAGGGTGAAATGAGCCAATTGAGAGAAGATATTAAGACCGCACGTGAAAACGATTTTGGTCGTAAGATTTTCGAATCTTTTGCAAGCGAATTCAGCACAACCTATCTACAGGAAAAAGCTGAGACACGCAAGTTGTACAACCAACTAATGCAAAAAGATGCACAGTTAGCCGAATCCATTAAATCAGCCAAAGACGCACAGAAATTGGTTGAAAACAAAGAACGTGAAATTCGTATTATCAAAGAATCCACAAGCCGTCAAAAAACTATGGATGAATTGCTAGGAACTCTAAATGAGGAAAAAGCAACTATAATGCGTGATTTACTAGAGAGCGTCCAGACACCTCGTCTACAGGCCGCATTTGAAAAGTATCTACCAGCAGTTCTAAATAACATCAATGAAAGAAAAGAAAATAAAAAATCTGTTCTATCAGAAAGTGTTAAAGAAGTTACTGGTGATAAATCTGTTAAACAAGCTGAAGTTGAGCCGCGTGATAACGTGATCGACCTAAGACGTTTGGCAGGGCTTTAAATAAAAAAGACATAATTTAGGAGAATATAAAAATGTCACAAGTTCTATTAGAAAGTCGTTGGGATGAGACTAGAGAAGCCCTACTTGAAGGTCTTAAAGGTAATCGCCGCTCAACAATGGGTGTTATTTTAGAAAACACTCGCAAATCATTATTGTCTGAATCTTCAGCCGGTACAACAATGGCAGGTAATATCGCTACATTAAATCGTGTGATTCTACCAGTTATCCGTCGTGTAATGCCAACAGTTATCGCTAACGAGTTGGTCGGTGTTCAGCCAATGACAGGACCAGTTGGTCAAATTCATACTCTACGTGTTCGCTACGCAGAAACATTGAATGACACAAGCGGTGCAGGTACATCAACAATTGCTGGTGAAGAAGCACTAAGTCCATTCAAGATTGCTCAAGCATACTCTGCAGGTACAGGTACATCTAACCAGTCTAACTATACAGCTACTTCAACAGCAGCTTTAGAAGGTCAAGGCGGTCGTCAGATTTCCGTACAAATTCTACGTCAAGCTGTTGAAGCTAAGTCACGTAAATTGCAAGCACGTTGGACATTCGAGGCAGCACAAGATGCTCAGTCTCAACATGGTATTGACGTAGAAGCAGAAATCATGGCAGCTTTAGCACAAGAAATTACTGCTGAAATTGACCAAGAAATTCTATTGTCATTAAGCACATTAGCTACTTCAGAAGAAACATATAACCAAGCTACAGTATCTGGTACAGCTACATTCGTTGGTGACGAACATGCCGCATTGGCAGTTCTTATCAATCGTGTTGCTAACAAGATTGCTCAACGCACACGTCGTGGTGCTGGTAACTGGGCAGTTGTTTCTCCAGCAGCATTGACAGTTCTACAATCAGCTACAACATCAGCTTTTGCTCGTACAACAGAAGGTACATTCGAAGCACCTACAAACACTAAGTTTGTTGGTACATTGAACGGTGCTATGCGTGTATTCGTAAACAGCTATGCGGCTGATGACCAAGCTGTTCTAGTTGGTTACAAAGGTACAAGTGAAACAGATGCGGCAGCTTTCTATTGCCCATACATCCCATTGATGTCATCTGGTGTTGTTCTAGATCCAGCAACATTCGAACCAGTCGTATCATTCATGACACGTTATGGTTATATCGAATTGACAAACACTGCATCATCTTTTGGTAATGCGGCTGATTATGTTGGTGAAATCGATATCAACAGTACTACACTATCATTCTCTTAATCAGAGAGTAAATCTACCCAAGGGATGGGAAGGTAAAAAAAGGGCACTTAGGTGCCCTTTTTTGTTAGAGAGGCATAAATAATATTATGCATTCTCTATATGAAGTGCAACAATTTAAAGGAAATTATTATGCCATTCGTAACACGTTCACATGGTGACTTAAAACCAGTAGCAAACTTTGACACACCAGACTATACAGTTGGTGCAGTTAACGCTGTAACATCAGCCGCAACAGTTCAACCACAAGGTCCAAAATTAGACTTTGCAACTATCACTAAAGGTAGTGGTGCATGGACAGCAACACAAGTAAAAACTATTGTTGATGTTATCCAACAAAAAGCAGTTGTTTATATCTATGAATATACAAACTCTTCACCAGACACATTAGCAGTTGCTTACTACCCAACAGGTGCATGGACAACTAGTGATTTAGATGATGCAGTTACAGCCGCTACAGCCGCATGTACAGTTGCCGCAACAGCAACATTCACAGGTTAATCAGTAAACTGATTAAAAATAAAGAGCACTTCGGTGCTCTTTTTTTTGGATATAGTCATTATTAGTATCTCTCAATATTGATAAATAAAGAATAAAATATTATTTGGAAGAATAAACATGTCAGATCCCTTTAATTCACCCGGCGGTTACACTGTAGGAATTCCACCTATTCAAGTAGTTGCAGCCAATGGTGCTATTACTTCAGATAAAGCAAATTTTGGTAACGTTGCAATGTCAGGTAATCTGGCTGTCTCAGGTGCAATTACTGCAACAAATTTTTATGGAAGTTTAGTCGGTAATATTAATGCTAATATTACTGTTTCAGGAAGTAATGGGGCTGTTCTTTTCAATGATAACGGTTTAGCTGTAGGTGCTGACGGTGTAGTCTATAATAAAGGAGATAAATCACTAACTGTAGAAAATGATTTATCGGCTACAACATTTACATTAGGTTTAGCACCTAGTCAATTTTATGAAATTTCATCTCAAATTGCAACTACCAGTAGTACATCTGCAAATCAAGTTTTACACAGAACATATGCAAGTAGTGTGATTGCAGTAGATTATACTATCATTGCAACAAACACAGTTTTAAATTATCGGCAAGTAAGTAAATTAGATTCAGCTATTTTAGGTAGTATAGTTGAATATGCTGAATTTGGAACTGTTGATTTACCACAGTCAAGTCCAGGAGTAGCAGATTTTAGAGTTAGTTTTGAATCCGGTGGTGGTGCAGGAAATGTAGTTTTAACTGCAACACCTGTTGCATCAGACTTAACAGAATACAAAATTTTGATTACAAAATTTAAAGAATAAGGATAACAAGAAATGGCTATTCGCACGTTTAACTCAGTTGGCGGCTTTTCAGTAGGGGAAATCCCAACCAGTGTCATATTACCCAACGGCGATGTAACTACTGGTAATGCAAGACTAACATCAAATGTTATAGTTGGTAACATTATAACAGGTAGTGGTAATATTACTGTAGGTAACACTATACTTACTGGTAATCTAAGAACAGATAACTTACTATACGCTAATGGTGTTACTTGGGATTTACAACAGGCTGCTGGAAGTAACAATCAAATTCAATATAACGTTGGTAATGATTTTGGTGCAAGTACTAACCTAGCATTTTATCCTGCCAATGGACAATTTATTACATCAAACATCAATGTTTCTGGAAACATTGTTGCAGCCAACTTATTATCAAATACATTAACAAGTGGTAGACTTGTTATATCTAATTCTAACCTACTAACTGATGCCCCTAATCTAAAATATGATACTGCTACTCAGAAATTAACAGCGGTAAATTTTGAAACATTAGGTGATACAGTTATCGGTGGTAACTTAACTGTTCAAGGTACATTAACAAGTTTAGAAACAACAAATACAACGATTGAAGATAATACAGTTTTACTTAACAAAGGTGAAACTGGATCGGGTGTTTCTAGTGGTACATCCGGTCTTGAAATTGACAGAGGAACAAGCAATAATACTACATTGCTTTGGACTGAATCTTCTAACGCATGGGTGTTTAAATACGGTAATGCAAATGCAAGTATAGTTGCCGGCAATGCATCATTATCCGGTGACGTTAGTATAGGCAATAGTCTATCCGTTACTGCTAATATTAATGCTGGTAATGTTAGCGGTAATATTTATGGTAACATCTATGGTAATGTTAATGCTAACTTAACAGCACCAGGATCAAACACACAAATTCTTTTCAACGATGCAACTGCCATTCAAGCCGCATCTGGTCTAACATATAATAAGACAAGCAATCTAGTAACTCTATCAGGTAATATCAGTGTAAGTAACGTTACTAGTGTATCAAATATTGCGTTCTCTAATGGTGGCTATTTTAATCAATTGGGCAATGTTATCAGCATTGCTACATCAGGTACAACAAGCAAAGTTGAATTAAAAACAGTAGACGGTGCAAATACAACAACTGTTTCAGCTAATGCGAATGGTGTAACTTTTGTCGCTGGTACAGGGACATTAACATTCAGTACAAATGGCAATTTGATAACATCAGGTAACATTTCTGCAAGTGCAGGATTAATTACCGGCAACTCATTATATATAAACACAACAGCTAATGTTCGCGGAGATACGACATTAGGTGGTAATCTATCAGTATCTAGTCAAACTACAATTGGTGGTAATGTTACTATTGGTAACGTATCAGCCACTGCAAATGCAAACATCTCAGGTAACTTATATGTTGGTGTAGATGCAAACATTGTTGGTGCATTGACAATTGGTAATCTAAATGTTAGAAATTATGTCAACTCAAATCTAATTCCAGGAATAGCAGGTAACGGGGATGCTAATACAGGTTATAGTTTAGGAACTCAAGTATTTCCTTGGAAAGACTTATGGTTATCAAGTAATGCTATTCATTTGGGAACAGCAAATATTAATGCTAATAGTTCCGGAGTAGTATTCACATCTAATCAAGCAATCACACAAAACTTATACGCCGGTAACATTCAAACAAGTGGATATGTATTCATTGGTAATGCAAGTATCCCTGCTAACTTAGTAGCATACGGTACTGGTAACATTGCAAATACAACTGTTTCTACAAACACAACAACAGGTGCATTTATTGTAGCGGGTGGTGCTGGTGTTGGTGGAAATTTAAATGTAGGTGGCGCAGGTAGTATTTTAGGTAATTTACTTGTAGGAAATTCTACATCACCTAAGAGTGCAAATATTACACAAGATATTACTATAGGAGGAGATGGCTCAGTTACAGGTAATTTTTCTATTTCAGGAAACTTACTAGTAACCGGTACAACCACTTATCTTAATGTTCAAAGTATAGATTCAAAAGATTCTATCATATCTTTGGGTGGTAAAGGAAGTGCAACTAATTTAGATACTTCAACAACAAATGACAGTGGTTTATTCTTACGAAATTATTACAGCGGTTCCCCATCTAATCAGTTTATGGGATGGTCAACATCTGGTAAAGAATTTCAATTACTATCATCAGCATCACTAACTAATGAGGTTGCAACAGGTACTTTTGCAAACTTACATATTGGTCTATTGAATAGTTCAAACATTTATGGTAGAATAGAAACATCTAGTCAGCCAAACGTCACTACAATGTCAGGTCTAACTGATATTGCTGTTTCTAATGTTGCTAATATTAATATTGCTACTATAGGTAATTTAATAGCAAGTGGATTGCGTTATCCATTAGCAGACGGAACAAATGGTCAACTATTAACAACGTATGGTAATGGTACATTATATTTCTCATCAATTAGTCAAACTAGTATTTCAAATGGTTCTAGTAGCATAAATGTTGCACAAAATTCAAACATATCATTTACAGCTAACGGAAATACTTCATTAGTAGTTACTAGTACTGGTGCAAATGTAATTGGTAATTTAAATGTTACTGGATCAGTAACATTAGGTAATATTTCAGTTGGTGAGATTTCTCCAACTACAATTAAAATTGGTAACTCATCAATTAGGTCAAGTACAGTTACTACAACATCTACTACACCGGGGCAAATACTTGCAGAAGTAAGTGCAACTGGAGTTCGTGGTATTGAATTCTTTATTAAAGGTGAAGATACTACTGGATTAAAATACTCTATTGCAACAGTGGCAGCAGTTCATAACGGTACTGATATTGCATATGATGTATACGGTACTGTTAATATAGGTGGTTACGTTGGGAAACTTAGTGCTAGTTATGCAGGTGGAAATGTTCAATTGATAGTAACACCTTCTAGTACTAATCCAACAGTTTGGACAACACAGTTTAAGACTATCTAATTGAGAGAATAAATGGCATCAATACTTAAAAAATTCAACTCAATCGGCGGATTCTCGGTAGGTGATGAAACACCTATTGACGTAATTGACGCTAATGCTAATGTAACTGCTAATAACCTATCAGTATCAGGTGATGCTTCTATCACAGGTAACTTAAGTGTTTTGGGTACTGTTTCATATATTGAAACCAGTACTACTTACATTACTGATCCTATAACAGAAACAGGTGGTGGACCAAACGGTAATGTATTAACTACTGATGACAATATGGATCGCGGTTCGTTGCTACATTACTATGATGGTAAAGCAATTGATGCGTTTATTGGTTGGGACAGCAGTAATTCAGAATTTACACTTGCTAGTAATGTATCAGTAAACAACAATGTTGTAACAGTTAATGACCTTGGTAATATAAGATTAGGTAACATAATTGCTAGCAATGTCGATGTTACTGGATATGTTAATTCAAATTTGATTCCAGGTATTCCGGGTGATGGATTAACTCATGCTGGGTATGATTTAGGATCAGAAGCTAATCCTTGGAAAGACTTGTGGTTATCTGGTTTTAGTATTAAGTTAGGTAATACAACAATTACTTCAGGAGCCGCAAATTCTCTTAGTACAGCTAACGCAAATATTCCCGACACATTACTAGTAGGAAATATCAATGCAACTGGTTTTGCCAACATTACAGGTAACATCACTGGTGCAAATGCTAATCTTGGTAACTTAGTAACAGCTAATTTTGTAAGTATTACTGCTAATCTAACATCCGGTAACGCAAGTTTAGGTAATTTAGCAACAGCTAACTACTTCAATATAACATCTAACTTAACATCTGGTAATGCGAGTTTAGGTAATTTAGCAACAGCAAACTATGTCAACGTTACTGCTAACATAACATCCGGCAATGCAAGTTTAGGTAACTTAGCTACTGCAAATTACGTTAATGTTGCTAATAATTTAACAGTATCAGGTGATGCATCTATTGCAGGTAACTTGAATGTTATGGGTACAGTTTCTTATATAGAGACTACTACAACTTATGTGACTGATCCGCTATTTGAATTAGGTGGTGGTGCAAACGGCAATGTTCTAACAAGCAATGACAGTATGGACCGTGGCACTGTGTTGCATTATTACACAACTAAACCAGTAGATGCATTTATTGGATGGGATAATTCAAATGCTGAATTTGCTTTAGGAAGCAATGTAACAGTTGATTATGCTAACAATATAGTAGGGTTCAATGAATTTGGTAATCTACGTGCAGGTAATATAACTACTCAAGGTGATATAACTACCTCAGGCAATATAACAATTACCGGTAATATTAATGTTACTGGTAGTATTAGTTCAGGCACCGGTGGTGCAGCCATCAACGGAAATTCGATACCATTAGGGTATCCAACTGACGGCAATCTCGTATCCCCAGGAGCGCTAGCTATTTGGTCAAACACTACCACTGTAACTGATGCTATTGATGATTTAAATGAAGTAATGTTAAATGTTGTAAAAGGTACTTTTGTTGGAAATGTAGATTTTACAGCCAACATTGTAGCAGGGCCTAGTCCATTGGCTCTATCATTTAGTAGAACGTTTACTGGTACTGCTACTAATTATCTTTGGGATTTTGGTGATGGTACAACAAGCACAAGTTCAACACCCACAAAAACATATTCTAATGTATCAGGTGGTCAATTTACAGTTGCGTTAACTGTAAGTAATTCCGGTGGTTCTGGGTCAGGAGCTAGCGATACTAAAACTAGAACAAATTATATTACTCTATATACACCAACCCCAATTGCAAGTTTTACTTTAGATAAAACTACTATTGATACCGGTTCTGTTATAAGTTTAACAAATACAAGTCAGTACGCACAGAGTTATGTTATATACTGGGGTGATGGAACATCAGATACTATTGTTTCCAATAGTGTAGCCGGTGGTGTTGGAGGCGGGGCAAAAACACATACATATACTGTTACTGGATCAGCAGACACACGTTATCAACCCTATATTGTCGCAACCAGTACAACTGCAGGGGCTAGTCCAACAAGTGTAACTAGTTCTACACAGAATGTTTATGTTTACAAAACACATAGTCCGGCATTCACTTATAGTAGTACAACAAGTTATGTTTCTCAACTTGAAGGTAATGACCAATATGACACCGTCGGTGGTCATGGATTTAATATAACTTTTACAAACACAACACCTGCAGGTGTTGGAGCTACAACTACATTCTCAGGTAACTATTATAAATGGACATGGGGTGATGGTACAACAACTTCAGTAAATGCAGGTTCTGGTAGTGCCGGAGATAGAAGTGTTGCTATTACTCATAAATTTAGTTTAACTAACGTTTTGGTAGGACAAACATTCACTGTAAAATTAGAAGTTTACAATGGATATTCAACTAGCCCATTCAGTTCAAGCACAGTAACAGTAACAGTACATCCTGATCCACAAGCCATCTTTACTGGCAATTTAGTTACATTATCAGACAGAACAGGTGATACATCACAAACTGGTTATTACTTTACTGATTTGAACGGAGTTGATAGGGCAATTGTAAGATTTACAAATAGCTCATTAAATGCCAATTCATACAAATGGACATGGGGCGATGGTAGTAATAGCGGAGTGATAACAACTGGTGCAGGAACTCCAGGATCTACTATAGACCATACATTTGCTAGTATTGGAAATTATACTGTTGCTTTGTTAGCAACAGGTACATATAGTGAATCTGCAAGTGATGATACAAATACAAAAACAAATTATATTTCGATTAATGCGGCTCCTACAGCACCAGCTGGATTAAGTTCTAAAACTTTGACTATGAGTACTTCTAGTGTTGGAACAAGTCCTTATTTGGCAGCACTCGCAACTGATAATTCTGGCGGTAATATACCGGCAGCAGGTACAAGCGTAACACGTTATACTACTGGTACAGTAGTAACCAACACTGTTACTGATGTATATAATTCATATACCGGAACATTAGGTACACGATTTAACGGATCAGATGATGGTAATATTGCTTTTACATCAAGTGATGATTCAGGTACTTATGGTAATTTGGTAGTTACTTCTGATAGAGATGCTCATGTACCTAGTCCAGCTACATACCCTAGTAATTTTTATAAAGTATTTTCAGCATACGCTACTAAAGCAATTGGTAGTATAAGCACAGGTTATAACGAAATCAAATTAACTCATTCTACCACTGGAAATACTAACCCGGTTGGTTATGTAAAAGACGATGTTACTTCTGTACCAACAATTGACGTTACCAGTGCTACTCTTACTACCGGAACAGCGGGTACTTACTTATATGTTTCTGGTATCCCGTATTTTAACACAGGAAGTCCTACTGTCGTATTAGCTGGAGCACAAATTTATAATTGGATTGGTCAAACATATCAAAATACAACTACACCTTTCACTATTTCACCTGATACAAATGATGAAAGTACTAGTGGTAGTGTTATTACATCTCAAACCAAAACTTACAGTAATCTAGATGGAGCTACAACATTCTTATCTAGTGGTATTCCTAAAGCAAATACAGGTAAAGATTCTGGTAACAAATATACAATAGGAAATCAAACTATAAACGTAGCACCAGCTAGTACAATGGCAGTTCAAACTATTAAGTATAGCATAACTAACGTAAATGGTACAAGTGCGACTGCAACAGTAGCAAAGAAAATTCAAGTCTTTACATCTACTCCAAGTGGTTTCGTAGAGACAAGTATTACTGCTCCAGCAGGAGCAACAACTGCAAAACGCATTGCAATCACCGGAGCAACTGGTGCAAACCCAACATTCAGTAACAGCACTAACTATTATACAGGTAGTGCATGGACGGGGGCAGTAACAATTGCAGGTACTGACGAAGCGGTAGTTCGATGGAATCAACTTAAGTGGTTCAACACTGATTTAAGTACAGGTTATCTACCGGTAGGACCTAATCTCAATTCAGGAAGAACTAGTGGTAATCAATATTTCCGAGGTGCATTTACTAAAGGATCACTACAAAATTTTAATGTAACATTTACTGGTAAAATATCTGGATTGTTTTTTGCGGCACCTGGAACAGCAATTAGTACAGCAAGCACATTGAACGGATGGATTAATGCATCATTATCGTATGCTGGCAGTGGTGTACCGGGTGCAGGAACCGGTGGCAATGGCAGCAACGGTTGTGCTATTACAGTTGCAGATAGAGTACCTACTGGAAGTGTTGTTTCAGGAACAACATATCGTTTTACATTGGGTAGCGAAAATCTAGCAAATGCATATGGCAATCAATTGTTATTCTGCATAGTTTTAGCTTCTGGCGACTATATAACAGCATGGAGTTTTAGCTAATGGCTTTATCTACTACAGAACAACTTGACTATCTTTGGAAAAAGCTAGGGTACGGTGTAACTAAAACTGATACCGCGGCAAATAAGTTAGCGTATAATGAGGGTATACCTAGTCCGTTATTATTACGTGCTGATAAAATATGGGCGCAGGCTGCTGATATACCAAATTCTAAACCAAGTACAACATCTTCGGTTGTTCAAGTTTATAAAGACGGTACAGGAGCTTGGTCACCCACTGTTAAATGTACTGAAGATTTGGGTGCAAGTGATAATAGAACTTGGAAAACTAATGTTACTGATTGGATCCCACCTGAATTTGGTGCAACCTATCTGGTTAGTGTTTATATCGATAATGATAATGCAACAGCACCGCAAACTACAGGTACACAAATCTTTGCCGCAGGCGCAAGTGCAAGCAGTAATGATGAATGGTTTTTTGACTATCAATCAGGTGTCTTACACTTTATAGGAATTAGTTTACCAACTGCCATTACAACCGGCGTTACAGGTAAGAGTATTTTCATAAGTGGTGCAAGATATATTGGTTCTTTTGGTTTTAGCGAAACTGCAAATATTTCAAATGCTAGTATCACAACTGCAAATATCACAACTGCAAATATTACCACTGCAAACATTACCACTGCAAACATTGGTAATCTTAATATTACTGATAATATTGTTTCAAGTACCAATGCTAACGCTAATATTACTCTTCAACCAAATGGAACTGGAAACGTAACTTTAGCCGCTAATACTGTTGTTACTGGTAGCTTTACTGTACAAGGTAATGTAATTCTTAGTGGTGGCTCGCAGTCAGATAAAGTAACAGCGAATATAGTTACAACACCAAAGATTGAGAGTAGCACCACAAATATAGCAGTTGGATCAATGACACTAATTGACTCTTTCTTACCAACAAATTACAGAACGGCTAAATATGTTATAAAGGCTAGTGATAACACCGGGTACGAATCAGTTGAAGTGTTATTAGTGCATAATGGGTCAGAGAGCTATATTACAGTATACGGAGCAATTAGTTCTACAGACGATGATATCATCTCAATTTCTAGTAACATAGGTGGCGGAAACGTAAATCTATATGCATCTAATGTATCAGGAAGAACAAACACGATAGTAAATTTTGTAGGAACTTACGTCAAGGACTAAAAATAGGATATGGCAAACAAATATTTTAATGTAAAAACAGGAATTAGAACCGGTAACATTGTCCTTGATGCCGATAGTGGTAATGCCAATGTAGGTAACATAAATGTATCCAGATATGTTATGTCGAACCTACATCCCGGAATAGATGGTGTTTTGAGTTTGGGTAACGCAACTAATAGATATCAAAATGTCTTTATAGCTAACCAATTAAATATAAACGGTCAGAGTATTACTGCTAACGCTACTACCACTACTTTCTCCGGAAATATAGATGCAAATGGTATTTTTGCTAACACTGTAACAGTTAATAATCAATTAATCATAAATAGTAGTACAGATTCCAATACTACGGCTTCGGGAAGTCTTATAACTCAGGGCGGTGTAGGAATAAAGAAAGATTTGACTGTAGGTGGGAATATAAATTTAGCTAACGCTGCAGGTAATGCAAAAGGTGTTATAAATTATAATGATACCTCAGATAGTATAGATTTTAAATTTAACGGATAAGGAAAAACAAAATGGTAGCACCAAGAACGATAGCGGCAAGATTAGAACACGACGGTACATTATTAGCCCGTACAGAATTTGATGAAGTTACACTCACTTATAATTCTATTGAAAAGACAGGCCATGTATATTCAGAAGAATTTGATGAACTAACATTGTCTAGTAATACCCCAAGTGGTGGTTCATTTTTATTAAATGGAACATCAGACAGAGTTTATATAGCAGGTAGTTCCGACTTAATGTTTGGATCCGCCGCATATACAATTGAAGGTTGGTTTAACACAAGTTCTACATCGTATCAACGTCTTTGGGACTTTTCAAACGGAGATAGCGTAGATATTAATGGATCTACTATCTACTATTGGAATGGTTCTGGAACTAGTTCTAGCGGATCGGGATTGATTCCGCAGAATCTATGGTTTCATGTTGCATTAGTTAGAAATAGTTCTACTGATGTAAGATTGTATGTGAACGGTGTCGAAAGAATACATGATACAGCCCCTTCATATAACTCAACAGCATCTAGACCATTAGCAATCGGCGGCGAAGTATTGACAAATGCTGATGGCAATTTTGCTGGAAATATTGCACAATTTCGTATTGTTAAGGGACTAGCAATATATACTGGGACATTCTCTACTGCAATTCGCCCATTGGCAGCAACACAACCTCCTACACTAAACACACGTGCTATTACTGGTACAGAGACAAAATTGTTACTAAGTGTAGCAGATTCAGGACATCTTACAACTGATTCTGGAAACGGATCAGCAAAAACGATAACAACAACCGGAACTTATTCTGGTTCTACCCCATCTACCCAAAATTTTAATGGTAAGATGAAGCAACGAAGTACTGGAGAATTGTTAGTAGCTAACGAATTTGACGAGTATAATACAGCCGCTCTACAGTAATTAATGTAGATAAGAGATAAATATAAGCATCGGCTAGATAAAAAATCACCAAACTATAAGGAAAAGATAAAATGGCACAGTTAAAAGACAGTACGGTACATGGTAATTTAGACGTTACTACAGCACTTACCGCAGTTGATGTTACAATTAGCGGTAACTTGATTATTAGAGGTACAACAACTACTGTTGATACTACCACTTCACGAATCGAAGATTCAGTATTAGAATTAGGTGGCGGACCAGACGGTAATGCACTTGTCGGAGATGACGGGCATGATCGTGGTACGTTATTGCATTACTATGACGGTAGTGCAAAAAATGCATTTATTGGTTACAAAGACGGTGAGATTGTTCTTTCTGCAAACGTAACTTATACTGATAATGACATCACATTAGGTGCAAATAATGTATCAAAGGGTAATATTGTTGGTGGATATTTTGTAGGTAATGGTGATTATCTAACTAACTTGACTGGTAGTGAAGTTACTGGTACAGTTGCATTAGCAAACTATGCAACATATTCTGGTACTGTTTTAACTAATGCTCAACCTAATATTACTAGTGTTGGTACATTAGAATCATTGACTATAGGTAACGCAACATCAAACTCAGTTTTTGGTAATGGTACAATTCTAACAACTGGCTTAGCTAACTTATATCAACTAGTAGTTCGAAATGGTGCTAACATCACTGGTGATTTGAATGTGACTGGTGGAAATATTTACGGTAATTTTTCAGGAAATATTTCCGCTAAAGGTAGTGATACACAAGTTCAATTTAATGACGGTGGTTTAACAAATGCTACTTCTGGACTTACATTCACAAAAGCAAACAGTGGCTTGTATGTAAATGGTGAAGTCAACGCAGGCAGCTTCTATACATTAGGTGGTGCTACTATTGGCACAACTGCAAACGTTGGTAATTTAGTAACTCTTGGTTATGCTAACATTGCAACAGGTAACATTGGAAACTTAACTGTTACTGGAACAGCAGAAATTGCCGGAACAGCAAACGTAGGTAATCTAAAAACATTGGGTTATGTAACTTCTAATGCAAATGTTACTGGTGCTAATTTAGTATCAAATGCAGACGTAACTACAGTTACATTATCCGCTTCTGGTAACGTAAGTACTCAAGCTAATTTAGTTGCTTCCGGATGGGCAAACATAACATTAACTGCTAATGTTGGTAATCTAGAATCAGCAGGTAATATTTACTCAACTGGTTGGGCTAACGTCAATCAATTATTCAGTCGCACACATGCTAACGTAACAGGTTATGCAAATGTTGGTAACTTAGTTACTGGTGGATTTGTTAATGCAGTAGGTAATGTTGTTGGTGGTAATGTAATAGCAAATACTTTAGCTGAAGTCGGTAACCTAAAAATTCAAGCAGGTGGAACTGTTACAGGTGATTTGATCCCAGCAGTAAACGTCAATCAAGATTTAGGTAATGCAACAAATGCATGGAAAGATTTATGGTTAAGTGGTTCTAGTATTAAATTAGGAACACAGACAATTACATCTAACGCATCAGGTATTACACAATCAAATACTATTTTTGCTGTTGATTTTGTAGCTTCAAACAGTATTGTTGGAAATAGTATCTATGCCGCAGTTGAATTAAAGGGTGCAAACGTATTTGCAAATAACTTAACATCAACACGTGTTACATTTGCTGGTACAGATGGTAAGTTAGTTGATGATGCTAACATGACATTTGCTACAGATACTTTATCCGTTACAGGTAACGTTAACGGTACTAAGAGTGTAGTTGGTGGCAATGTTTATTCAAACAATTTGACTGACACACGTTTAGTATTCTCAAATGCAGACCACAAATTAGTAGATGACGCAAAACTTACATTTAATGGTACTACATTTACAGTTGATGCTATTGCAAACGTTACAGGTAACTTAACAGCAGCCAATGTTACAACAGGTGGAAACATTGTTGCAAACGATGTAACTGCTAATGGTAACATAATTACAAATAATATTAGTGCTAGAACAACAGGTGATATTACTATCTCCGGTGGTTCAGCAAATGGTAATGTTATATTAGCTCCTCAAGGTAATGGTACAATTAGTGCTTCTAATTTCCGTATCACTAATATTGCTTCTCCAGATGCATCTACTGATGCGGCTACAAAAGGTTATGTTGATGCTAACTCACAAGGTCTTGATATTAAGGCAAGTGTTCGTTTAGCAACAAGTGGCGACAGAGCATTGTCTGGATTAACAGCAGTTGACGGAGTTACACCAGTAGACGGTGATCGTATTCTTGTAAAATCACAAACTCTAGGTAGTGAAAACGGTATCTATGTTGCACATAGCGGTGCGTGGACTAGAGCAACTGATGCAGTACAAGATAGTATTACTGGTGGTTCTTTCACATTCGTTGAAGAAGGTACAAATTATGCTGATACTGGTTGGGTTGTTTCTACAAATAATCCTATCACTGTTGGTTCAACATCTATTGTTTGGACACAGTTCAGTTCAGCTGGTACAGTTTCAGTCAACGTAGCATTAAGCAAAGTTGGTAATGAAATCAATGTAAAGTTTGACACTACTACACTAGCAGTTAGTGGTACAAATGAGTTAAAAGTTGCAGACAGTGCAAGTTTCGTAACACCAAACATTGGTTCAGCAACTGGTTCAAGTTTAGATTTAGCTACTGGTAATATCACAGCAGGTAATGCTACAATTGGTACAGGTTCAGGTGGTTCTATTACTGGTGCAAACTTGGTAAGTGCTACATACTTCACAGGTACATTAACAACAGCGGCTCAGCCAAATATTACTAGTGTTGGTACGTTAGCTAACTTAACTGTTTCAGCAGACATTAATGCTAACGGTAATATTCGTATCTCTAATACTCCTGGTGCGGCAAATGGTATCTTCAGTGATAACTATTACTACGCTAACGGTGTTGCAATTGACTTCCAAACAGCGGCAGGTAATGCATATGAAATTCAATTCAAGTCTGGTTCAGGTGATAACTTGGCTGCATCTGGAAACTTATCATTTGATACTTCTGGTAACACATTAACTACTGATAATTTAGGTTTATATGGTACAGCAAACGTAAATGATGCAGTTGTTAGAACACTAACAGATACACATATCCCGTTTGCTAACGCAGGTCATGCATTGGTAGGTAGTTCTAGTTTAACATTCAGTTCAGTTAATAACGAACTAACAGTTACTAACGCTAATGTTACAACTACATTAAAAGCTGGTAACATCATTGATGACCACTTAACTGCTGGCCGTATTACTTTTGCTGGTATAAGTAAAGAATTAGCTGATTCTGCAAATTTAGTTTATGATACAGCAGGTAAAGAACTACAAGTAGATAATGCTAACATTGCAGGTGATACTAAAACAGGTAACGTAATAGTTTCTGCACTAACAACTATTGGTGGTATTCCTTACGCAGTATCAGGTAAATTAACTAATGTTTCTACTCTATATTATGAGTCAACATCTAAGCAAGTTTACATGCCAAATGCAAACGTTACAGGTGCTATTGTTGCAAGCACAACTATAACAGCAACTGGAAATGTTGATGGCGGTAACATTACAACAGGTGGTAATATTGTTGCAACAGGAAATATTTCTGGTGGAAACATCTCTGGTACATTAGTCGGTGGTACATTAACAACAGCAAGTCAACCAAACGTAACAAGCGTTGGTACATTGTTGGGAGTTACTGTTAACGGAGTTGCAAACTTAGGACCAATTGGTAATGTTTACATCTCCGGTGGTTCTGATGGTCAGTACTTAAAGACTGATGGTGCTGGTAATCTAAGTTTTGGTACAGTTAACCAAGATAAAATTGCAAATGGTACAAGTAACGTAAGCATCCCAACATCAAATGGTAACATTAATTTAGTTGTCGGTGGCACACAAATAATTGCTGTTACTGGTACAGGTGCTAATGTAACAGGTTACGTTGATGTTACAGGTGATATTAATGCTAACAACATTACTGCAGGCAATGTATTAACAGTTGGTGCTCTTGCAGTATCAGCAGTTGATTCAACAAGTAGTATTACTGGTGCATTAAAAGTAACTGGTGGTATTGCGGCTACAGGTAACATCTATACTGGTAAATCAGTTGGATTTGCAGATAACAACGGTGGTTCATCAAGCAAGGCTTACATTCAATTTAACTCTACTTCTAATAGTCTAGATTTCATCTTCAATTAATTGGAGGTGATTAATGGCTACTATTGCGGCGAGATTAAATAATTCCGGCACACTCTACGCTAACTCGCAAGGTAGCGTAGGGTTTGATGAAGTAAGTCATAGTGAAATAAGCATTACCCCGGAAGGGGTATTTGCTTATACTTTGGATGAATACTCAGGCACCCAAAATAGCAAGGCAATGCAACAGCTAAATACGGGTGTACTTAAAATTTCCGGAGTTTTTGACGAGGTGTCAGGAATTACATAAGTATATGTAAGGCAAAAAACTATGGCACTATTACGCTCCGAAACACGAATATACGGTAATGCTACAGTCGATACTTTCTTAAAGATTGACGGTAACAATACCGCTTTTCCTGCCACAAGTAATAGTACAGGGGCATTAAGAGTTGCTGGTGGTATTGGCGTAAAAGGTAATGTATTCAGTAGTGGAAACATTACTGCATTGAACGCAGACCTTGGTAATTTAGTAGTAGCAAACTATGTTACTGGAACATTAACAACAGCAAATCAATACAACATTACTAATGTAGGAACATTGGGTAATGTAACAGTCACAAACAGTGCCAACGTAGGTACATTAAACTCAGTAGATGGTGTATTTACTGGTAATTTAACAGTAAGTGGAAATTTTGTATACGCAAACGTATTAACGTTAAACATCAAAGACCCTATAATTGAACAGGGTGGCATCACTGATGGATCTCCATTAACGACAGATGATAACAAAGACCGTGGTTCATTACTTCATTACTATGATGGTACAGCAATTGATGCGTTCATGGGTTGGGATAATAGCAATTCTGAATTTGCATTTGGTAGCAATGTAAGCGTTTCCGGTGAAGTAGTTACATTCAATTCATATGGTAACATTAGAGCAAATTACTTTTTAGGAAATACACTAGGTTCTTCCGAAACTGCATCAACCGTAACAGGAAATGCACAACCAAACATTACAAGTGTTGGTACATTAAATTACTTAAATGTATCTAATCTTAATGGCGGTAACGGAACAGTTACTGCTAACTATTTTACTGGTATAGTAACTACCAGTTATCAACCAAATATTAATAGTTTAGGTGTATTATCTAATTTAACAGTCACTGGCCCTGTTAACTTAGGTAATGTAGCTAATCTAACTGTCTATGGCGGTAGTGTTGGGCAATATTTAAAAACAGATGGCAATGGTACTTTATCTTGGTCAACTGTAACAGCCGGTAATGCAAACATATCCGGTAGCAATACACAGTTATTTTTCAATGATGCTAATAGTAATACATTAGGTACGAGTGCAAACTTAACATTCAATAAGTCATCAAATACGCTTACTGTTGATAGTATTGTTGCTAATGGATCATTACTAACTAATATCAATGGTTCAAATATAGTAGGTAATGTTGCTAGTGCAGTACAATCTCACTATGCTAATATCGCTAACTCAGTTACATTTGCTAATGTTTCAAATACACCAACATCAATTAGTGGGTATGGTATTACTGATGCATATAGTAATACAAATACTGCCTCATACTTAACAACATACACAGGTAATTTAACAGCAGGAAATGCTAATTTAGGTAATGCAGTTGTTGCAAACTATTTTGTTGGTAATGGTAGTCAATTAACTGGAGTGGCAGCATCATCAGCATCATCCGCAAATACTGCTGGTACAGTAACAACAAATGCACAACCTAATATTACAAGTGTTGGGACACTAACAAGTTTAAATGTTTCGGGAAATGTTAATTTCACTGGTCCTAATGTAAGTTTGGGTAATATTAGTAATCTACATATTACAGGTGGTACAGCAAATTATGTACTACAAACAGATGGGTCGGGTAATTTAGCTTGGGTAAGCGCAGGAACTGCACTTGCACAGGCAGGTGGTATTAATATTATATCAAATATTTCTAATGTTATTGCAGGATCGTCACTTGACTTTACTGTTAGTTATGCTGATCCGGCATACCCGGGTGGAACTTTCTATTTAGATTCTGCAGGACCGGTATCATTCACAACTACAGACGCATGGTCAACTGGTGGATTGAGTAAAAATGCATATGCTAATTATATTGCCGGTACAGTTAATACAGCAAACGCATCAATCACTCTGACACTTGCTAATGCAACATTTAATATTCAATCAAGTGATACTATCACTATTGGTGGAAGTTCAGTAACAGGGGCAAATCTTACTGGATTAGGTATTACTGGCACAGGCGGCACTTACACGATTCCTAATACATATTTAAATGCTAACGTACAGACAAATGCAACTAACAGCGTAACTACAAGTTTAACAACAAGTCGAGGTGTAAAAACATCATCTGGTTCTACACTTACGAATAATCAACCAGTACCGTTCAACGTGACTGCACTAAGTGGGTCATTTGGTAGTGCAACAGTTCCATATTGGAGCTTGAATCAAACATTCAACTGGAATGCATCTACAACATCTGGCGCAACAGTTTCAAGCGGTAACGTCACTTATGCCAATACAGCTAATAGTATTTCTGGGACATTGACAAGTATAGGTGCAACAAGTGGAACAAGTTCTTCATTGGACAGTACTATGAATTATACTATCACTTCTAGTGATTATTTTGGTTCTGGAGCATTTGGTGCAGGCAGTAGAACAATGACTGCAACTGTAAATGGTACAGTAACTGCGGCAACTAAATATTATCCATTGTTCTATCAAATTACATCTAATAGTACAGTTCCTTCATTTACTACAAGCACTACTCGTTTATCAGTCAATGTTGCAGTAGGAACATCTGCAACATCGTCTGGCACAGCAAGTAATTATTTGTGGATGGCAACACCATCTACAAACACCGGAACTTTATCTGGGGCAAATCGAACATTTAAGCACATATTTTTAGGGTCAGATATTATTGATACTCCTGATGTAACAAGCAGTACAACAATTTCCGGACAACCTTATAATATATACGGCTTTACTAATTTTAGTACAGCAACAGCAATATTGGTAACGGGGTAATATGGCATCATTAACGTTCCCCTCACCAACGCAACTGAAGAATATTTCTGACCCTTCAGCTAATTCAGATGCGGCTACAAAATATTATGTAGACACGCAACTTACGAGTGGAGCCGCTGTAGCAAACGCAGCCGGTAGTAATACACAAGTACAATTTAATAACGCTAATGTATTAGGTGCAAGTGCTAATTTTACATTCAATAGCGCAACTAGCCTACTAACAGTCACCGGTAACATTGTATCATCTAATGCTAACTTAGGCAATGCAGTTACTGCTAATTACTTTATTGGTACATTAACAACAGCTATACAACCTAATATTACCTCAGTTGGTACATTAAGTAATTTAGCAGTAACCGGTGATATATCTGGCGGTAACTTAACGTTAACAGGTAACTTACTAGTCGGCGGTACATTAACTACAGTAAATTCTACAACCACACGTGTAGTTGACCCAATAATGGAACAAGGCGGTGGCGCAAATGGCGCGGCACTAAGTTCTAATGATGGTAAAGATCGCGGTACATTATTACATTATTATAGTGGTAGTAGTGCAGTTGATGCGTTTATGGGTTGGGATAATTCAAATGCAGAGTTTGCATTTGGTAGTAACGTTACAGTAGCTAGTGAAGTCGTAACATTTAATACATTTGGTAATATACGTGCAGGTAATGCTGTATTCAGCAATACAGTAACTGCTAACTACTTCACCGGTACATTAACAACAGCATCTCAACCTAACATTACTTCAGTTGGTACATTAACTAGTTTATCAGTTACCGGTAATATATCTGCTGGAAATGCTAGTTTAGGCAATTTAGTAACCGCAAATTATTTTAGCGGTGATGGTAGTTTATTAACTGGTATTACTGGTTCTTATAGCAATACAAATGTATCCTCTTATCTATCAACATATACCGGCAATCTGTCTGCAAGCAATGTATCATTTACTGGTGCAAATGTAAGTTTAGGTAGTGTCAGCAATCTACACATTGACGGCGGAACAAGTGGTTATTTCTTAACAACAGATGGCTCAGGTGGATTGAGTTGGGCAGCACAAACTGCACTAACTGCCACTGTAGATGAGTTTACTGCTAACGGTACATATACTACATTTACATTATCTACTACACCGTCAAGTGAAAATGTTACAATGGTTGCCGTTCAGGGTGTATTGCAACCTAAATCGTCTTATTCATTAATGGGACCTCAACTAACATTTGACGCACCTCCCCCGGCATCAGCGTTTATTGAAGTAACAACATTTAGTGGTGGCGCAGGCGGAGCTGGTGGTGGCGGTAGTTCTGCACTAACTTGGAATATTGCAAGTAGTAATGCTACTATGAGTGCAAATAATGGATATTTTGTTGATACATCAAGTGCCGCAAAGACAATGACATTACCAAGTAGTGCAACATTAGGTGATACTATTCGTATCAATGATTTAGCTGGAACATTTAATACAAACAATTTAACAGTAGCACGAAATGGTCATAAGATTCAGGGTGTTGCACAAGATTTATTAGTAGATACGGATCAAAGTAGTTTTGGTTTAGTATACAGTAACAGCACATATGGCTGGAAAGTATTGGAGTTATAATGGCAACAACAAGTTTAAAATCAGTTAAAGCGACTGCACTTTCTCCTGTTATAACTATTGCAGGAGTCTCATCAAGTCCTAAAATAACAAGTTTAACTTATCCTAATAACAGTGGTAATGGCGGCACACCTGCAGGTAGTGAAACAATTACAATCACCGGAAGCGGATTTAATACTGGTGCAACAGTTTATGTTGATACTATAAGTTGTTCAACCACCTATGTAAGTGCAACTAGTGTAACATTTACTAGTCCTGCAAAATCGTCAGGATCATATCATATATTTGTTTATAATACTGATGGTACTTTTGCAATGAAACCTGCAGGAATGTATTATGTTCCTGGAGCACCATCAACAGTTGAATACCTAGTAGTTGCAGGTGGCGGTGGTGGTTCTGGTGGTGCTAACGGTGGTTCTGGTGGAGGTGCTGGTGGCTATAGAACTAATACAGGATTTGCAATAAGTTCCGGAGTAGCAATTACTGTTACAGTTGGTGCCGGCGGTGCAGGAGCCTCAGCTTCAAATGCTTCCGTAGGTTCCAATAGCGTATTTGATACTATAACAAGTTCAGGCGGAGGTAGAGGCACAATTGGAGCAGCCGGCGGTAGTGGTGGTAGTGGTGCAGGTGCACCAGCATCAAGTAATAGTTATGGCGGCGGTTCTGGAAATCTAGGTGGATATACACCAGTAGAAGGATATGCAGGCGGCGCCAATAGTACAGGTTATCCGTATCCTGGTGGCGGTGGTGGTGGCGCCGGCGGTTTAGGTGGTAGTGGTGGGGGTAGCCAATCAGGAGCCGGCGGTATTGGACGAGCAAGTGCTATTTCAGGATCATCAGTAGATTATGCTGGTGGAGGTGGAGGTGGAGGAACAGGTCAAGGTGCAACCGCAGGCAGTGCTAGCTTTGGCGGTGGCGCAGGTGGCGGTGGAAATTCTAACGGTACTAGTGCTACTGTAAATACCGGTGGTGGCGGTGGTGGTGCTGGCAATAGTTCTGGAAACACCGGTGGTACTGGTGGTTCCGGTGTAGTAATCATTCGCTATTCAGATGCATATTCAGCCGCAGTGACAACAACAGGTAGTCCAACCATAACAGTTGCTGGTGGCTATAGAGTATACAAATTTACTGCATCAGGCAGTATAACATTCTAAGAGAACAACATGGAATTCAATAACATTACATTCTCTAATTTAACTGTACTACCCCCTCCACCTATATATACTTTTGGTACAATACCAAGTAGCATCGATGAAGGTTCATCTGGAACTTTCAATGTTATAACTTATAATGAAGTACCAAACGGTACTACTTTGTATTGGACTATTGATAATGTTTCAACTGCTAATGCTGATTTTTTAGCATCATCCGGATCATTTACTATTACCAATAATGCAGGTTTATTTTCAATTACTCCAACCACTGACTTATTAACTGAAGGTAGTCAAACATTTACAGTTTCTATAAGAACAATCTCTGTTTCAGGTAATGTAGTTGTAACAAGTAGTTCAGTTGCAGTAAATGATATTAGTACTACTCCTGCATCAGTTGCAGGTTTGTATTTAGTAGTCGCTGGTGGCGGCGCAGGCGGAATAAGTGGAGCGTCAACTAATTATGGAGGTGGCGGCGGAGCCGGTGGTGTATTAACTGGTGCTGATCTTAGCATTGATTCAGGAAATTCTTACACAATTACTGTTGGTGGCGGTGGTGCATCAGTTGCGGCAAACGGCAGTAATTCAATATTATCCGGTGCTGGATTTGCGACAAAGACTGCAATAGGTGGCGGTGGAGGTGGATTGACTTCAACTTCAGGTGGAAATGGTAAAGCAGGTGGTTCAGGTGGTGGTGCATCATTTAATTCAGGCTTTGTTGGTGGTTCAGGAACTGCTGGCCCTCCAAGACAAGGTTATGACGGTGGCGGACCTGGAGGCGGAGCCGTTGCAAGAACTGCTTCTGCTGGTGGAGGTGGCGGAGCTACCCAAGCAGGAACTAAAGGTAGAGGGGGTTTTGGTGGTAATGGCGGTAATGGATATTTATGGGTAGACGGCAATTATTATGGCGGCGGCGGCGGTGGTGCATCAGCACTTGGTAAAACAACTTATGCTTCCGGCGGCCTTGGCGGCGGCGGCCAAGGGTCGATCGGAGGAGTAGGTGAGGTTGCAGGTACTTCAAACACCGGTGGTGGCGGTGGCAATCAGACTACTGGAGGTAGTGGAGTTGTAATTATTCGTTATGTAGACTCATTCCCAGCCGCATCATCAACAACAGGAAGTCCAACATACACTGTGTCAGGTGGATATAGGACATATAAATACACTGCATCAGGCAGTATAACATTTTAACATTTAACAAGGAGATATAAAATGGCACATTTTGCACAAATCGATGGTAATAACATCGTAACACAAGTTTTAGTAATAGAACAAGACGTAGTTAATACAGGTTTATTCGGAGAACCAAGTTCTTTCGTACAAACAAGCTATAACACATATGGTGGAGTACATAAATTAGGTGGTACACCATTAAGAAAGAATTACGCTGGTATAGGATATACTTACGATTCAGTTCGTGACGCATTCATACCACCAAAACCATACAATAGTTGGGTTTTGAATGAAACTACATGTCTATGGGATGCACCAGTTGCAATGCCAACAGACGGTAAACATTATTCATGGGATGAAAATTCTACAAATTGGGTAGAAATCACCGAATAATTATCGTAACTAAGATAAATACATTCTGTAAAGGGTATAAACCATGTCATTATTAAAAATTCGCCAATTCAGTATCGATCAAACCGATACATTCACGTTTGCTAACGCTAACGTTACCGGAAACTTAATTTCCGGAAATGCTAGTTTAGGCAATCTTGCTTCTGCTAACTTCTTTCAAGGTAATGGTAGCTTATTAACAAGTTTAACTGGTGGCAATGTCACTGGGCAAGTTGCTAATGCGTTGCTCGCAGGCACTGTTTACACAAATGCACAACCCAACATTACAAGTGTTGGTACCTTGTCAGGTATAACTGCTACCGGAGTTATTGATTTTATTGGGACTAGTAACGTAAGTTTAGGCAATGTTGCTAATCTAAAGATTACAGGAGGCACTGCTGGACAAGTACTACAATCAAGTGGTAGCGGAGTAGTAACATGGTATACCCCAACATCTGGTACTGGTAATGCGAATATCAGTGGCAGCAATACTCAAATATTTTTTAATGACAATGGTAGTACAGATTTAGGCGCAAGTGCAAACTTAACATTTAATAAAGGCACTAAAACTCTTACAGTAGATAATATCACTGCAAACGGTGCAGGTATAACATATATTACTGGCGCTAATGTATCAGGTAACGTAACAAGTGCAGTACAAGCACATTATGCTAATATTGCTAACTCAGTAACTGGCGCTAATGTATCAGGTAACGTAACAAGTGCAGTACAAGCACATTATGCTAATATTGCTAACTCAGTAGCCGGTGCTAATGTATCCGGTAATGTTACATGGGCAATAACTTCTAATTATGCTAATACAGCTAATAGTGTTTCTGGAACTAATGTATCAGGTAACGTTGCATACGCAGTAACAAGTAATTGGGCTAATATTGCTAATTCAGTAACAGGTGCTAATGTAACCGGTGAAGTTGCGTATGCAAATACAGCAAATAATGTTGCGGGCTCTAACGTATCAGGTAATGTAAACTGGGCAATAACTTCTAATTATGCTAATACAGCTAATAGTGTTTCTGGAACTAATGTATCAGGTAACGTTGCATACGCAGTAACAAGTAATTGGGCTAATATTGCTAATTCAGTAACAGGTGCTAACGTATCGGGTAATGTTGCATGGGCTTTAACTTCTAATTACGCAAACACAGCTAATGCAGTAGCAGGTGCTAACGTATCAGGTAACGTAAACTGGGCTATCACTAGTAATTACGCAAATACAGCAAACGCTGTAGCCGGTGCTAACGTTAGTGGTAATGTAGCATATGCAGTAACAAGTAACTATGCTAATACAGCAAACGCAGTTTCTTGGAATAACGTATCAGGTACACCAAATACAATCAGTGGTTATGGCATCACAGACGCATATAGTAATTCAAATGCAGGGGCATATTTATCAACACATTCCGGCGATTTAGCTGGAGCTAATTTAACATTGACTGGCAACTTAATTATCAGTGGAACAACAACGTCAGTTAATTCAACTGTAACACGTGTAGTCGATCCACTCTTTGAATTAGGCGGTGGTGCAAACGGTGCGGCATTATCAGCAGATGATAATAAAGACAGAGGTTTAATACTACACTATTACAACGGCGGTGTAGTTGATGCATTCATGGGTTGGGATGATTCTAATGTAGAATTCGTACTAGCAAGTAATGTGTCAGTACTAAATGAAGTAGTAACATATAATACATTTGGTAACTTACGTTTAGAAAATATTTTTGCTAATAACGCTAACTTTGGTGGTGTTGTTTTTGCTAATGGTAACATTTCAACATCAGGTAGTTTTACTGGTAATTTAATTGGTAACGTTCAGGGTAATATTTCTGGTACAGTTACTGTTACCGGTGGCGCAGGTGCATTGCAATTCTCAAATGCGGCAAATGCATTGACATCGACGGCAAATTTAAACTTTGACACTGCAACAAACACATTGACTGCAAATTACTTTAAGGGTGATGGCAGTAAACTAACAAGTATTACTGGTGCTAATGTTACAGGTAATGTACCCTTTGCTGGTACAGCAAATTATGCAAATACTGCTAATTCAATTGACGGTGCTAATGTTTCTGGTAATGTAAACTGGGCTATCACTTCTAATTATGCAAACACTGCAAATGCAGTAGCAGGTGCTAATGTTTCAGGTAATGTAAGTTGGGCAATTACAAGTAATTACGCAAACACAGCGAATGCAGTAGCAGGTGCTAATGTATCAGGTCAAGTAGGTAACGCATTAATCGCTGGAACTGTATATACAAATGCACAACCAAATATCACATCAGTTGGTACATTAACAAGTTTAGCAGTATCAGGTACAACTAACTTAGGTGCTGTGGGTAATGTAACTATCACCGGTGGTTCAGCAGACTATTATCTTAAAACAAACGGCAGCGGCACATTAAGTTGGGCAGCAGTTCCAACTACAACATTGAATGTAGATACGTTTACCGGTGATGGTAGTTGGACAATGAAAACATTGACAGCAACACCAACAAGTATTAATTATACACTTGTTGCAATTGGTGGTGTCTTTCAACCAAGAGATGCATATTCGTTATCAACAAATGTTGTAACATTTGATGATCCTCCCCCAAATGGCGCTATTGTTGAAATTACAACAATAGTAGCCGGCGCAGGTGGCGGCGGCGGTGGCGGTGCGAGTGTATTAGATGATTTGACTGATGTAACTATAACTAGCCCTGCAACTAATCAAGTATTGAAATACAATGGTAGTGCTTGGGTAAATGGTACAGGTGGTGCAAGTTGGACATATTCAGCAGTAAGTGCAAATACAACTGCGGTTGCTGGTTATAGATATATTGTTGATACATCTACTGCTAATATAACAATTACATTACCGGCATCAGCTACATTGGGTGATGAAGTTATGATTATTGATGGTACTGGAAATGCAAGTTCACATCAAATTACTGTTGACAAGAATGGTCATAGTAAGATTGCAGGTAGTGCTAGCAACATGACAGTAACTACTGACAGAGCCGCATTCACACTAGTATATTATAACAGTACACAAGGTTGGATATTGACAAACGTATAACATAGATAAGGGAAAATATTGCTGTGGCAAACTATCATAATTTAAAAAACGCGGCAATATTAACGCCGACTACAGGTACAGATTTAGGTAGTGATAGTAATCGCTATTCAAACGTCTTTATGTCAGGTAATATTGTTATGAGTAATGGCGTTACTGTTACATCAAGCAATGTTATCGCACCTAGGGTTGCTAGTTTAACATATCCGGGAACTGAGACAGCTACGGATACAGCAGGTGGAGAAACTATCATTGTTACTGGTTCTGGATTTAATAATACAGGCGGAACACCTTCAGTGATTGTGGGAAGTGCTGTAGCTCCAGTAGTAACTTATATCAGTTCTACTAGTGTTAGTTTTACTGCCCCTGCACTAAGTGCCGGTACATATGTATTATATGTAATCAATGCAGATGGTGGTACAGCAACATATCTCACTGGTATAAGTTATAGCGGTACACCTACTTGGACAACAAGTGCAGGTAGTTTGGGTAATGTACCTACATCAACATCTGCTAATCTTAGTGTAGCCGCAACTGGTGATGCACCAATTACATATGCAGTTAAAGCAGGTAGTAGTTTACCAAGTGGTTTAAGTTTAAATACTAGTACAGGAGCTATAACAGGCACTGCACCCACAGTTGGTAGCCAAACAACATATAGTTTTACATTAACTGCAAAAGATGGTCAAAATCAAACAACTGACAGAAATTTTAGTATTACTGTAATCACTACTGTAACCGCAGTGGAATACCTAGTAGTAGCTGGTGGAGGTGCAGGTGGTAATACTGTTGGTGGCGGTGGCGGTGGCGGCGGATACAGAACTAATACTGGTTTCGCAGTGACTGCTGGATCACCAATAACAGTTACTGTTGGTGGAGGTGGAACTACTGCTGCCACGTACGGAGCTAGTGGAACAAATTCAGTATTTGGCTCAATAACTGCATCAGGTGGCGGTGGCGGAGGATCCATATCACCTACTTCTGCTAGAGCAGGTAGAGCAGGTGGTTCTGGTGGCGGCGGCGGCGGTTATGCAACAGCAGGTGACACAACTCCAGGCACGGCAGGCGCAGGTAATGCAGGTAGCTATACTCCAGTAGAAGGATATGCAGGCGGAAGTGCGCTTCAATTTGGTGGTGGAGGTGGTGGAGCCGGAGCTGTAGGCGGCAACGGTGGTTCAGGTGCTGCAGGTGCCGGAGGTACTGGCGCATTGAGTACTATCACTACCAACTTTGCAGGTACTGCATCTATTGCATCAAGTACAACATTAACTGTAACGGCAGTTTCTGCTGGAGTAATTGGAATAGGTACCCAAGTGACTGGAACAAATATTCCAGCTAGTACATATATTATTGCATTAGGTACTGGTACAGGTAGTACAGGCACATATATAATGAGTGCGGCAGCTACTTCTACTACTTCAGGTGTGTCAATCACCAGTTCAGGTGTGTACTATGCAGGTGGAGGCGGATCTAGCGGTGATGGTTATGGTGGGTCAGCAGGTGGCGCCGGCGGCGGCGGTGCAGGCCAAAGTTCTAGTGGTGGCAAAGCCTATGTGAATGGTGGAACTAATTCTGGTGGTGGTGGCGGTGGCGGTGGTGGACAATCAGGTGCTGGACAATTTGGTCAAGGTGGATCTGGAGTAGTAATTATTCGCTACGACAGTACATATCCGGCAGCAACATCAACAACGGGTTCACCCACAGTTACAACAGCAGGTGGATATAGAATTTATAAATGGACTAGTTCTGGTAGCATAACATTCTAAGAAAAGAACATGTCAAATTACAATCAACTAAAAAACGCGGCAATATTAACGCCGACCGCAAATCAAGATTTAGGTAGCGATGCAAATCGCTATGGTAATGTATACATGACCGGTAACATTGTTATGAGTAACGGAATTACTGTTACATCAACTAACGTTGTTGCACCTAAAATTGCTAGTCTAACATTACCGGGTACTGTAACAGCAGTTGATGTTGCAGGTGGTGAAACAGTTATTATAACTGGTTCAGGATTCTCTAATTCTGGCGGAGTACCTACAGTTACAATAGGAAGTACGCCGGCATCATCAGTAACATACAATAGTTCTACTAGTATTACTATTACTACACCCGCATTGAGTACGGGAACATATTTTCTATACGTAGTTAATACTGACGGTGGAACAGCAACGTATGCACCGGGTATCTCGTTCAGCGCCACACCAATTTGGACTACTGCATCAGGTAGTTTAGGTACTGTTGGTTCAAGTGCTTCTGCAAGTTTTACAGTGGCTGCAACTGGCGATCCAACAATCACATATGCAGTTAAAGCAGGTAGTAGTTTACCAAGTGGCTTAAGTTTAAATACCAGTACCGGAGCTATTACAGGCACTGCACCTTCAGTTGGTAGTCAAACTACATACAACTTTACACTAACCGCAACAGACGGTCAAAATCAACCTACAGACAGATCATTTAGTATCACGGTTGCAATCGCACCAACATCAGTTCAATACATGCTTATTGCAGGCGGAGGAGGTGGCGGCGGCTATAGCGGTACCTATGGCGGTGGCGGAGGAGGAGCCGGTGGGTATCGTTCATCAATTACGGGTGAATCTTCTGGTGGTGGAGCCTCAGCCGAATCTGCACTTAGTGTAAGTGGTGGCGCAACGTTTACAGTAACTATCGGTGCAGGTGGTACAGGTTTTGGTGGTGAAGAACAAGCCGGTCTCAGTGGAACAAATAGTTCAATTAGCGGAACATCTATATCAACACTTACTGCGATTGGTGGCGGCGGTGGTGGCGGAAATAGTGTTACTGGTAAGAACGGTGGTTCTGGTGGTGGCGGTGGTAACACTCCAGGTACCGGAACTGCGAATCAAGGATATGACGGTGGATTACCATCAGGTGGATTAACGGGAGGTGGAGGTGGAGGTGGTGCTGGAGCAGTAGGTGGAAGAGGTGAAGGTGGTGCCGGTGGGGCCGGTGTAAAAACTGGTGTTTTATTATTTACAGGTACGGCTTCTATTGCATCAAATACAACATTAACGATAACAGCAGTATCAGCAGGATCAATAATAGTAGGTACACAAGTTACTGGTACAGGAATTCCTGCAGGAGCTTATATTATTGCATTGGGTAGTGGCGCAGGCGGTATAGGAACATACACAATGAATACAGCCGCAACTGCTACTAATTCAGGTGTAGCAATTTCTAGTACAGGTAGATATCATGCAGGTGGCGGTGGTGGCGCAGGCGGCACTCCAGGTATAGGTGGCGCCGGTGGCGGCGGAGGCAGCGGTAATCCAGTTAATGGAACTACAAACACGGGCGGTGGAGGCTCTAATTATTTAGGTAATGGGGGTTCGGGTGTAGTATACATAGTCTATTCATCTACTTATCCGGCATTAACGTCAACAACAGGTAGTCCAACTTATACAGTTGAAAATGGATATAATGTTTATAGATTTACCGCATCTGGAAGTTTTACAATTTAATTAAGAAAAGAATAAAAATGGCAAATTATCACCAATTAAAAAACGCGGCAATTTTAACGCCTTCTACTGCTACTGATTTAGGTAGCGATGCAAATCGCTATTCAAACGTCTTTATGAGTGGTAATATCCTTATGAGCAATGGTGTTACTGTTACATCATCCAATGCTATTACACCTAGAATTGCTAGTATAACATATCCCGGTATTACGACTGCAATATCAACTGCAGGTGGTGAAACTGTTTCTATTACTGGTTCTGGGTTTTCAAATCAAGGCTCATTGCCCACAGTTTTAATTGGTAGTACACCTGTATCATCAGTAACTTATAACAGTTCTACTAGTATATCTTTCGTGACTCCTGTAAAAAGTGCAGGAACATATGTATTGTATGTAATTAATGCAGATGGTGGAACAGCAACATATGTTTCAGGTATTTCTGTTAGCGGTACACCAACATGGTCTACTGCTGCCGGTAGCTTAGGTTCTGCTGGTTCGGCTGTTTCTGCAAGTTTTACAGTATCTGCAACAAGTGATTCAACTATTACATATAGTGTGACAAGTGGAAGTCTACCTACTGGATTAACATTAAATTCTAGTACAGGTGCCATTACCGGTACGATGCCATCGTTTGCTAGTGCAACTACTTATAATTTTACAATTACAGCAACAGATGTAGAAAAACAAGCTACTGCACGTGCTTTTAGCATTAATGGTGTGTTAGCTCCTAGTACAGTTGATTATCTAGTAGTAGCAGGCGGCGGCGGTGGCGGTGGATATTATTATTCTGGCGGCGGCGGCGCCGGTGGATTATTACAAGCTACAGGATTTTCAATATCAGCTGGCGTTACTTACACAATAACAATTGGTGGCGGTGGCTCAAATGGTGCACCTAGTGCAAATGGTGTTAGTGGATCAAATTCCGTATTCTCATCAATAACATGCTATGGCGGAGGAGGTGGTGGAGGCGGTAATTGGTCAGCACCAAACGGAGGATCTGGTGGCGGTGGCTTAGCCGATCTAGTAAATGCAGGTGGTAAGGGTGTTTATCCAGGCTCAACTTATATAAGTGCAACAAGACAAGGATATGATGGTGGTTCTTCATCAAGTGGTGGTGCTGGTGGAGGTTCAGGAGGAGGCGGCGGCGCTGGTGGGGTAGGTGGTGCAGGATCTGGTGTGAACGGAGGAAACGGTGGTATTGGATCATTACAAACAATGACAGTTTCTTTCGTAGGTACAGCAACAACTAATTCAACCACTACATTGAATATAACAGCGGTATCTGCTGGTGAAATTCTAGTAGGTACCCAAGTTACTGGTACAGGAATCCCTGCAGGAGCTTATATCAAATCATTAGGTACAGGTATTGGTGGGGTAGGTACATACATAATGAGTGCAGCCGCAACTGCTAGTAGTTCAGGTGTAGCAATTACAAGTTCAGGTAGATATTTTGCAGGTGGTGGCGGAGGAGAAAGTTTCCAAGGTACTAATGGTACTGGTGGCGCTGGTGGCGGGGGTCAAGGTGCTCAATATACTCCAAATAACATAATAGGTGGAACTGGCGCAACTAATACCGGCGGAGGTGGAGGCGGTGCTAGTCATAGTGCTGGTAGTAATGCCCAATATGGTGGGTCAGGTGGTTCCGGGGTAGTGATTCTTCGCTACTCAGATGCATACCCGGCAGCTATAACAGCAACAAACGTAGCATCAGGATATCCAACAACCGGTGGTGGATATAGAATATATAAATGGAATAGCTCCGGTACCATAGCTTGGTAAAAAAGAAAGAAAAATAAAAATGGCAGACTACAATCAATTAAAAAATGCGGCAATATTAACTCCAACTACGACTACGGATTTAGGTAGTGATGCTAATCGCTATTCAAATGTATACATGAGTGGTAACATTGTCATGAGTAATGGGGTTACTGTCACATCAACTAATGCTGTTGCACCTAGAATTATTAGTTTGGCATTGCCCGGTACAGAAACAGCAGTTGATATTGCAGGTGGTGAAACTATTTCTATTATTGGATCCGGATTTACTAATGTCGGCGGAACACCGTCAGTTTTAATTGGAAGTACATCTGCACTATCAGTAACTTATATCAGTTCTACTAATATATCTTTTGTGACCCCGGTGTTAAGTGCAGGAACATATACTGTATATATAATTAATTCAGACGGTGCTACAGCAACATATGCCCCGGGTATATCTTTTAGTGGTACTCCTACTTGGACTACTGCTGCCGGTAGTTTAGGTAATATGGGTAGTAACGTTTCTGTAAATTTATCAGTAGCCGCAACTGGTGATGCACCAATTACATATGCAATTAAAGCAGGTAGTAGTTTACCCGGTACCTTAAGTCTAAATACTAGTACTGGCGCTATAACTGGAACTGCACCAACGTTTGCTAGTGCAACAACATATAATTTTACCATTACAGCAAAGGATGGTCAAAATCAACTAACTGATCGCTCTTTTAGTATTAACGGAGTCTTAATTCCTAGCACAGTTGATTATCTAGTAGTAGCAGGTGGAGGCGGAGGTGGCGGATATTATTATGCTGGTGGCGGTGGTGCGGGTGGATTACTATCTGCTACTGGATTTTCGATATCACCAAATACATATACTGTTACAATAGGCGCAGGCGGCCCAGGTGGTGCACCTAGTGCAAATGGTGTTAATGGTGGTAATTCGGTATTCTCGTCAATAACATGTTATGGCGGCGGTGGCGGTGGCGGTGGCGGAAATCGTCCAGCACCAAACGGAGGATCAGGTGGTGGCGCCATGTCTGACCAAGTAAATGCAGGTGGTAAAGGTGTTTATCCAGGTTCAACATACATAGACGGACCTAGACAAGGCTACGATGGAGGAGCCTCATCTTCCGGAGCGTCAGTTGGTTCTTCAGGTGGTGGTGGAGGCGCAGGAGGTGTAGGTGGTGCTGGGGTATACATGTATACTGCGGGACCCGGTGGTATTGGATCATTACAAACACTGACAACTTCTTTTATTGGTACAGCAACAACTAATTCGACCACTACATTAAATATAACAGCAGTAATTGCCGGTGAAATTCAAGTAGGTACACAAGTCACTGGTACAGGAATTCCTGCAGGAGCCTACGTTAAATCATTAGGTACAGGTACTGGTGGCACAGGCACCTATATATTAAATGCAGGAACTGGTTCTGGTAGTGGCATTGCAATTACTAGTTCAGGTAGATATTTTGCAGGTGGCGGAGGTGGACAAAGTTTGCAAGGTGGTGCCGGTGGTGCAGGTGGCGCTGGTGGCGGCGGAACCGGTGGATATATTTCCGGTGGAACTGGTTTTGCTGCTGTATCAGGTGCTACTAATACTGGTGGCGGCGGCGGAGCCGCTGTTCATGCTAGCTATCCTCCTTCTGAAATCCCGGGTGCAGGCGGTTCCGGTGTAGTAGTTATTCGTCATTCAGATACATTTACAACATTCTCAACTACAGGTTCACCAACAATAACAACTGCAGGTGGGTATAGGATATACAAATGGACTAGTTCTGGTACAATAACATTCTAAAAAGAAAAAAATAAAAATGGCAAATTATCATAATTTAAAAAACGCGGCGATATTAACGCCGTCTACAAACCAAGACTTGGGTAGCGATACAAATCGCTATTCTAACGTCTACATGTCAGGTAACATTGTAATGAGTAACGGAGTTACTGTTACTTCTACTAATGTTATTGTTCCAAAAATAGCATCAGTAACTTACCCCGGTAATGATACTGCGGCTGACACAGCAGGTGGACAAACTATCACTATTACTGGTACTGGATTTAGTGCAGGCGCAAGTGTATTATTAGGTACAACTCCGGCAACCGTTGTAACTGTTGTAAGTAGTACAAGTATCACATTTACTAGTCCGGTACTGTCCGCTGGTAATTATGCACTATATGTTATTAACAGCGACGGTGGAACAGCAATTTATATTCCGGGTATTGCTTTTAGTGGCACGCCAACTTGGAGTACAAGTTCTGGTAACATAGCTTCAGTATACGAAACTAATAGTATTAGTAGCACCGTAACAGCAACAGGTGATGCTACTATATCTTACAGTCTTAATTCAGGTACACTACCAACAGGTAGTACATTGAATTCTAGTACTGGTTTGATTAGTGGTACAGCACCCGCAAGTGCAGGTAGCACTACATATTCTTTTAGTATTCGTGCAACTGACGGACAAAATCAAGACACCGATCGTAATTTTACTATTACAGTTAACACAGATTCAGTTTCATGGAGTAGCCCAGCAGATAATACTTCTACTTCTTTGTCAGTAAATAGTGCAATGGCTAATGTTACATTAAGCGCAACTAGCGCCGCCGGTAAAAGCATTACATATTCAGCAAACACATTACCAACTGGTTTAAGTATTAGTGGGGCAAACATAACAGGAACACCAACAGTTACAGGAAGTACTACTAGTTTGATTACAGCAACTGCCGCAAGTTCAGGTCGTACTGCAACAAGAACACTTAGTTGGGTAGTAAGTGTAGCAACTGATACGTATTGGCCTTATGTTACACTATTACTTAATGGTGAAGGTACAGCCGCCATTAATAATGCACAAAATAACACATATGTAGATTCTAGTACAAATGCATATACTGTTACTACTTCCGGCACAGTAACTCAGGGTGCATTCAGCCCCTTTAGTGCTTCCAGCTGGAGTAATTATTTTGAAGGTAGTAGTTCTTATCTGACTTCACCTAGCAGTACATCTAATGCTTTTGGTACTGGAGATTATACTATAGAATTTTGGTGTTTTCCACTAAGTCTGGGTAGTGGTAGTGCAGGTTGTATGTTTTATGTAGACATGGGAGGATATCAACAGTTAATGCGCTTTAACGGAGTATGGGAATGTTATTATAAAAGCGGGTTGTCTTTTACATCAGTAACGATATCAACGCTTCCATTGAATCAATGGGTACATCAAGCATTAGTTAGAAATAGCGGCACTGTAAAATGGTATCTTAATGGGGTACAACAAGGCAGTGTAAGTGATTCTACTAATTATAGCTCAAGTACTTACTTTCAAATGGGAATGTACTCAAATTATTTTTATGACGGTTATATAAGTAATGCACGTGTAGTAAAAGGTACTGCGGTCTATACTTCAGCATTCACCCCACCAACTACTCCACTAACTGCCATTTCAGGAACTATATTCTTAACTGCTCAAAGTAATAGATTTAAAGATAACAGCGCATCTGCTTTAACTATTACACGTACTAGCAATCCTTTAGTGCAAAAATTTAGTCCATTTAATGGTACGACTTCATATAATCCTACAACACACGGTGCCTCTGTATATTTCAATGGTTCCTCTTCACTACAAATTGCATCCGGTAGCTTATTGAATCTTTCATCTAATGCTGATTGGACGCTTGAATGTTGGGTATATTTTACTTCACTTGGTGGTTCTTATCAACACTTATTTTATGGTTCAGGACTTTCATTTGGTTTACTAGGGTCTACCTATTATGTAACTAATAATGCTTCCGGTTTAATAAACGGCGGCACCGCAGTTACAGGACAATGGACCCATGTTGCATTAGTAAACATTGCAAGTACATCTTATAAAATATATGTCAACGGGGTTGAGGTTGCTACAGGTAGTGCTACAGGGTTTACTGCAACTGCAACAGCGATTGGTGGAAATACAAGTAATGGTCAAAATATTACTGGTTATATGTCAAATATTCGTATTGTTAAGGGTACAGCAGTATACACCGGATCATTCACCCCACCAACACAATCACTAACAGCAATATCAAATACTGCATTGTTAATAAGTTGTACTAATGCAGGTGTCATTGACCAAACTGGTATTCATATGGTAACAACAGCCGGCGATGCAAAAATATCTACTTCAGTAAAGAAATACAATTCAGGTAGTATCTCTTTTGATGGAACTGGCGATTATCTAAGCGTTGGTACTACTAGTAATCCGCTATTTTCATTAAATGGCGGCAAATATACAATTGAATTTTGGGTATATTTTAATTCTTTGTCGGGAGAGCAAGTTATAGTTGAACGTTTTACTGCCGCAAGTGGTCCAGGATACACACTATATAAGACTGGTTCAAATACTATTAATTTATATGGATCCGGTTCTGTGATAACAAACACTACTGTGTTCACTACTAGTACTTGGTACCATATTGCAGTAACATATGACGGAACAAATACACGTATATTTGTTAACGGGACATTAGAAGCTACTGCCGCCGCAAATCTCACTGATGGAGGCACAACACTAATTGTTGGTAGTCGTACCGGTGGAAGTGCATTCTTTAATGGTTATATAGATGACTTAAGAATCACAAAAGGATATGCACGTTACACTTCCACCTTTACAGCACCAACTTCTGCACTACTTACACAGTAATCTCAATAGACTAAATACAGTATGGCACTAGAAAAAATAAGACCCAGAGTAGTAGATGAGACCGGTAATTACACATTCAATAACGTAACAGCAACCGGTAGCCTTATTTCGGCTAATGCTAATCTAGGCAATATTGCAACTGCAAACTATGTAAGAACAGACCACTTACAATATGCTAATGGAGCCGCTTGGAGTATTGGTACTGGTTCTGTTGTAGGTTCAAATACACAAGTTCAGTTTAATGATGGTGGAACAGATTTTGGCGCAAGTTCAAACTTCACCTTCAATAAAGCTACAAACGTTTTAACAGTTACAAATATCACTGCAAATGGTGCAGGACTAACAAGTTTAACTGGTGCTAATGTTACCGGAACTGTTGCAAATGCAACATATGCAACAAGTGCAGGTACTGCAACAACCGCTACTAATGCAGGAACGGTAACAACTAATGCCCAACCAAATATAACAAGTGTTGGATCACTATCAACACTAACAGTTACCGGAAACTTAGTTTCAGGTAATGCAGAGTTAGGTAACTCAACAACAAGTAACTATTACTTAGGTAATGGTTACTTTCTCTCAAGCGTATCCGGTGGCAATGTTTTAGGTCAAGTCGCATATGCAGGTACTGCAAATAGTGTAGCAGGTTCTAATGTTGTCGGAGCAGTAACGTATGCTTCAACCGCAAATGCAGTAGCTGGCGGTAATGTAATGGGACAAGTAGGCAATGCATTAATTGCCGGAACAGTTTACACAAATGCACAACCTAATATTACTAGTGTTGGTACTCTAACAAGTTTAGATGTTACTGGAAATGTAAGTGCTAATTATTTTATTGGCAATGGTAGTCAATTAACCGGTATCACTTTTGCAGGCGATTATAGTAATACAAATACAGCCGCATATTTAATAGCGAATCCACCAACAGGAACTTATAGTAATGTAAATGTAGCCGCATATTTACCTACATATACAGGAAATGTATCTGCAAATTATTTCATTGGAAATGGTAGTACATTAACAAATATCACTGGTGCTAATATCACAGGAAACGCACCATTTGCAGGTACCGCTAATTATGCAAACACAGCAAATGCAATAACAGGTGCAAATGTATCAGGTAATGTTGCTAGTGCAGTACAAAGTCATTATGCAAACATTGCTAATTCAGTAGCAGGTGCAAACGTATCAGGTCAAGTAGGCAATTCATTAATAGCCGGCACAGTATATACAAATACACAGCCAAACATTACTTCAGTTGGCACATTAACAAGTCTAATAGTTTCTGGAAATATTACATCAGGTAATGCTAATTTAGGTAATAATGTAAGTGCAAATTTCTTTACTGGTAACGGATATTATTTAACTGGCATTCAAGCATCAGGTATAACCGGATCATATAGTAATACAAATGTAGCCTCATATCTTCCAACTTATGGCGGTAATGTAACCGCAAATTATTATAGTGGTACTGATTTAACCATCAATAGATTACCAATCACATACAGTATAAATTTTAGCGGAAGTAATTATGCTAATGTTACTTCAGGTTCTGGATTACTTGGATCAGGTGACTATACTATTGAGTTTTGGATCAAAACAACAGATGGTGAAAATGGCATCATGGTTTCAACTCCTGCTGGTATTAGTGGTCATCCTGCTATATTTGTTAGTGGTAATTCTTTAGTTTTTCAAAGAAGATATGCAGTAGCAAGTACAATATCCGAAGATATTACCAGTTATTTAAATGATGCTTGGCATCATATAGCTTTTGTACGTGGTTCAGGTACAATTAGTTTATATATTGATGGAACAAGAATAACAACAGCATCAAATAGTGATGATTACAGTGCCGTTACTGCGGGACTTGCATTTGGTTGGTCACCACAAACTTTCAACTATCTTAATGGTTACTTATCAAACTTTAGAATTGTAAGCGGTACTGCTCTTTATTCCGGCGCAACTCTTACTGTTCCTACTAGTCCATTAACCGCAGTATCAGGAACAACCTTATTACTATTTCAAAGTTCAACTCTAGTTGATAATTCCTCATATGCACGTGCATTAACATCTAGTGGCTCACCTACTATCAGTTCTAGTGTTACACCTTTCGCAGGATATTTAGGTACAGGTAATATTACATCAGGTAATGCTAGTTTAGGTAATCTAACAACAAGTAATTATTTTAGTGGTAATGGATCACTACTAACAAGTTTAACTGGTGCTAATATCACAGGTAATGCACCATTTGCAGGTACAGCAAATTATGCAAACACAGCAAACTCAATTACAGGTTCTAATGTATCAGGTAATGTAAGTTGGGCAATTACTTCTAACTACGCAAACACAGCAAATGCAATAGCAGGTGCTAATGTCACAGGTCAAGTAGGCAATGCATTACTTGCTGGTACAGTTTATACTAATGCACAGCCAAATATAACTTCAGTTGGTACACTAACTAGTTTAAATGTAAGTGGTAATGCAATTGTTGGTAATCTAACAGTTACTGGTACAACAACTACTGTCAATAGCACAACAACACAAGTAGTCGATCCAATATTTGAATTGGGTGGCGGTGCTAATGGTGCCGCACTGTCAACAGATGATAATAAAGACCGTGGTATACTATTGCATTATTACAGTGGTTCTTCTACTGTCGATGCTTTCATGGGTTGGGATGATTCAAACGGTGAGTTTGGATTTGGTAGTAATGTAAGTGTATCTAGTGAAGTAGTTACTTGGAATTCTTATGCTAACGTAAGAGGTAACTACTTTATTGGTAATGGTTATTATTTGTCCGGTGTTGACCAACTAGCGGCAGGCTCTGCTGACGTAGCTAACTCAATTGCAAACGGCACAAGTAATATCAATACTCCGTACCTAGATGGACCAATAACAGTTGGTATAGGTGGTGCAGCCAATGCGGTTGTTTTCACAAGTACAGGCATTAATGTAGCAGGTTATTCTAATATAGGTGGAACAGTCACTGCTGGTACAGGCACTGGTGGTTCTATTACTGGTGCTAATGCAATCACATCTAATTATTTCATCGGAGATGGTAGTTATTTAACAAGTATTACTGGTGCTAATGTAACAGGATATGTACCAACATCTTCTCTAGCTAATACAGTAACCACAAACGCACAACCAAATATCACTTCAGTTGGAACACTAACAAGTTTATCTGTTACGGGCAACGTATCAGCAAATTACTTTATTGGTAATGGTAGTCAATTAACAGGTATCACCGGTACATATAGCAATACGAATGTAGCCTCATATTTAACAGCAAATCCACCTACAGGAACTTATAGCAATACAAACGTAGCCGCATATTTACCAACCTATACTGGTAATTTTACTGCCGGTAATATCAATCTATCATACACTACTACATCAACTGCTAACTTAGGTAATTCAGTAAGAGCAAATTACTTTGTTGGTAACGGTGCATATTTGACTGGCGTTGACTTGTTAACTGTAGGTAATGCTGACATTGCAAATAGCATTGCAAACGGAACAAGTAATATCAATACAACTGTAGCTAATGGAAATATTACTGTTAATATAGGTGGAACTGCGAACACAGTAGTATTTGCTAATACAGGCAATTATATAACAACTACAGGTAACGTAAGTGCAAGTTATCTATTTGGTAATGGTAGTCAATTAACTGGAGTAGCTGCCACATCAGTAACAGGTGGAAATGTTAGCGGTAACGTATCAACTGCTAATATTGCTTACTATGTCAACGTAACATCAAACTCTACAAATACAAGCAGTTTCTTTATTCCTTTTGTATCAAGTACAGGTAATAGTGCGGTGTATATAGATACAACTGCAAATGATTTAAGTTATCAACCATCAAGTGGTAATCTAACAGCCGCATATCATGTTGGTAATGGTTATTACCTAACCGGTATTACAGCAACTGCTTCATTACCTATTACATCTGGCACTAGTAATATTAATATCAATTCAGGTGGTAATGCAACCGTAAGCATCGGTGGTACTGCAAACATATTAGTAGTGTCTACGTCTGGACTAACAGTCACTAATAACGTAGATGTTGGGTTAAATTACTTCAAGGGTAATGGATTTTATTTAACTGGGGTAGATACTGCAGGTAAAGTGGCTAACGGATCTAGCAATCTTTCTATCAACACAAATAGTGGTAATATCACAATGGGTGTTGGTGGGTTTAGTAATGTTGTAGTTGTTGCTGGTACAGGTATTAATGTAGCAGGTTATGCTAATATAACTGGTATTATCAGTACAAATAGTAACGTTGCAATAGGATCAGCAGGTTATTTTGTAGGTAATGGTTATTACTTAACAGGTATTGGTGGTGCCGGCTATATCTTCAACGGAACAAGTAATGCAAACATTGGTACAGCAAATGGTAATTTTACAATAGGTATCAATGGAACTGCTAACGTAGTAGTTGTATCTAATACAGGTATTAACTTACAATATACAACCAGTGCAGTTGCAAATTTAGGTAACTTAGTTACAAGTAATTATTTTGTTGGTAACGGTAACTTACTAACAAGTTTAACTGGTGCTAATGTAACAGGTCAAGTAGGTAATGCATTACTAGCCGGAACGGTATACACAAATGCACAACCAAATATTACCAGTGTTGGTAATCTTACAAGTTTAGTAGTTACAGGCACAACTAATTTAGGTACTGTTGGTAATATTACAATAGGCGGTGGGGCAGCCAATTACTATCTAAAAACTGATGGCGCAGGAAATCTAACATGGTCTGCTGTGTCTGGCGGTGGCGGCGGCACAAGTTTAACATATACTACTGACACTCATCCACCGGCAACAGGTAATTTACTAGGAGATCAGTGGTTTAATACAACTACCAGTGTGTTGTATGAATATATCAGTGATGGTACAGCAAGTTACTGGGTTGATATAAGTTCACCTAGTATTACTACAACACCGGGTACAGGTAGTTCAGGAACAACAAGAGCCCAAGCAATGACTATGGGCATCATATTCGGAGGATAACATGACAGCACCAAATTTATTAACAAGTACAACAGTAACGGGAAAAACCGCAGTAGCAAGTTTAACGACGGTAACAGCAAATATTATTACAAATAGTAGTTCTAGTAACACAGTAGATAAACTGAATAACATTGTGTTGTGTAATTATTCAGGATCGGCAGTTACAGCAAATGTGATGATTAATCGCAGTGCTACAACATATTATATAGGCGGTACAGTAGCAATACCAGCCAACTCAACATTGACATTGTTGGGTAAAGATACAAGTTTATACTTAGAAGAAGGTGATGTATTACAAGCAAATGTAAGTGCAAATTCAAGTGTAAGTATGAATGCTAGTTATGAATTGATGAGTTAATAATGAGAACAAGAAGTAATTATGGCATTGTTGGACCTACACAAACGGTTACAGCTGCCAGTACTGGCATTGCAGTCAGCGTGGTTGACGCACAATTACTTAAAAGTTCTGGCAACTGGGTAGGTCCACCAAGCGCACCAACAAGTATCACTGCTACAGCAAGTAGCACACAAGCAACAGTTTCTTTTGTAGCTCCTGTTTATGATGGTGGTTTTGCCATTACAAGTTATACTGTAAGAAGTAATCCAGGTAATATTACAGCAACAGGTTCATCTAGTCCTATTACAGTTACAGGGTTAACAAATGGAACAAGTTATACATTCACTGTAACAGCGAACAATAGTGTAGGTCCAGGAACAGCAAGTTCTGCTTCTAATAATGTCGTACCTAATATTATTGTGACTTATCTATCGGTTGCTGGTGGAGGGGGTGGAGGATACTATGGAGGTGGTGGCGGGGCCGGTGGAGTATTATATGATACCTTTATATTGCCATCAGGTGTCATTACAATTACTGTAGGTGGCGGCGGAACTGCAGGTCAAGGTGGTAGTAGTAGCGTATCAATATATTCTACTTCAGGAGCTAATTCTTCAATATCAGCATCTGGACTAACTACAATTATTAGTATAGGTGGAGGTCGCGGTGCAAGTGGTACTGCTTCATTATCAGTAGCTCCAAATGGAAATTCAGCACCCGGTGGTTCGGGCGGAGGCGGCTGGGCTGGAAGTGGTGGCGATAACACGGGATCACCAGGTACTGCAGGTCCACCTAGACAAGGTTATGATGGTGGCGGTGGAGAACCACTGGGCGCTGGAGATCATTCAGGTGGAGGTGGTGGCGCCGGTGAAAATGGTTATCCTGGAACAAATGCGACTGTTTATGGACGCGGCGGTAATGGTACATCATCTTATAGTACATTCTTAAGTCAAGCAAGTGCTGGTGTAAACATATCAGGTACATATTGGATCGCTGGTGGCGGAGGTGGTGGCGGCTGGGCCGGTGTAACGCCTGCAGGTGGTAATGGTGGTGGTGGCGCTGGTAGGGGTTCGTCAGCGTCAGGTAATGCAACTAGCGGTACAACAAACACAGGTGGTGGCGGTGGCGGGTCTCCGTATGGTTCTACTTCGAACGGCGGCGCCGGCGGCTCAGGTATAGTAATATTAAGATATGCAGATACTGAAGCAGCTGCCTCAAGTACAACAGGTAGTCCAACTGTTATTGTTACAGGTGGTTACAGATATTATAAATTTACAAGTTCAGGTACAATAACATTCTAACTAAATATACACAGAGAATATAAATTATGGCATTCCCAAGTAGTCCAACAAACGGTCAAGTAGCGGTACAGAATGGTATCACATATACCTACGATAGTACGTACAGCACTTGGACAAGAAATCCAGCAACATTACCATCACTAAGTGTATACATTGATACATTTACTGGTGATGGAGTCACAACATCATTTACACTAAGTATTACACCGAGCAGTGCAGATTTTATTAGCATCAATATTGATGGTGTAAGTCAGTTAAAGTCTGCATATACATTATCTACTAACATTGTTACATTTACAGGTATTCCTGATGTTGGCGCTGTCATTGAAATTAAGTCATGGAACGCAGCCAGTGTTGGTGTATTAACCGGATTAACATTTGACAGTTTTACTGGCAATGGTTCAGGAACTACATATACATTAAGCACAAGCCCAACAAACAAAAATTATACATTAGTAACTGTTGGTGGTATTACACAAGAAAAAGTTAATTATGGTGTTAGTGGAACAACATTAACATTTACAACACCACCACCAAATACTTCACCAATTGAAGTAATGACATTTGGACCTGCAGTTAATAGTGCTTTAGCAGGCGGTAGTAACACACAAGTTCAATTTAATAATCAAGGAACACTATCTGGATCCAGTTTCTTAACATTTAATAATAGTACAAATACTCTTAGTACAGGAAATATATCAGTTACTGGAAATACAACTGTTACTGGTAATGTGTCAGCAAATAATTTTATTGGTAATGGCAGTAGTTTAACTAACATTGCTGGTGCAAATGTAATTGGTCAAATTCCAAATGCTTTAGTATCTGGTACAGTCTATTCATCTGCACAACCAAATATTACAAGTGTTGGATCATTAACTGGCTTAAACATTGCAGGTACACTAACATATAATGCAGTAGTTGAGCCATTAGTGACTAAGACTGGTGCTACGGGAACAGTAGTACACGATGTGTCACAGGCAGCTACTTTTTATCATACTAGTATGACCAGTAACTTTACTGCTAGTTTTTCAAATGTATCAACAGTTGATGCTAGAATTACGGTTGTTAGTTTGGTATTAATTCAAGGGGCTACTGCCCGTGTTCCGGCGGCAAATGTAATCGTCAATGGTAATGCTCAAACTGTTAAATGGTACGCTTCAAACTCACCAACGGGTATTGCAAATGCTACAGAAATATTATCTTACACATTCATAAAAGCCAATAATAATTTTACTGCATTTGCACAATTCTCTACATTCACTTAATTATGCCTAGACTAAATGCATTCAATGGTGGTCAATTTGGTATGATTGCACCCACGGTTTGTGGTACAGGTGGCGGAGGTATATTTTCTGCAACAGTAACACCGGTGAGTGTGAACATAAGCGGCACCTTATACAAAGTGTATACCTATACTAGTGGTGGTTCAATTTTCGTTGGATCCGGCGCAGTAGTTGATGTATTAATAGTAGGTGGCGGCGGAGGCGGTGGCAGTTCAGGAAGTAATGGTAGTGGTGGAGGCGGAGGTGCAGGTGGATTGGTCTATTTGACAAACTATGTACCGGGAGTTGGTACTTATAATATAGTTGTAGGTGGTGGTGGCGCCCCAGACCCCGGAGGATATGGTAATCAAGCATCTACTAACATCGCAAGTCCCGGAAACCCTAGTAGTGTATTTGGATACACTGCATTAGGTGGAGGAAGAGGTGGAAGCCCCGGACCAACTAATACAGGATCTGTTTTAGATGGTGGTTCAGGTGGAGGCGCAACTGGAGGTGGCAATACCGAAGGTGCGGGACTTCAGCCTGGCAGTGCTAGCGGTGGATTTGGTAACAGTGGTGGAAGTAATGCTCCTGGAAGTTCGGGAAATCAAACAGGCCAAGGTGGCGGTGGCGCCGGCGCTGCCGGAAGCGGTGGTGCAACAGTTGCTGGTAATGGCGGCATTGGAAAACAATATGATATTAGCGGTACATTATTATACTATGCAGGTGGAGGCGGAGCCGGAGCTTCAGCCGCACAAGGAGCAATAGGTTCAGGTGGCTCTGGTGGTGGTGCTAGTGGTGGTGCTAAATTAACTGCAGGAAATAATGCTACATTCTATGGCGGCGGCGGCGGCGGCGCAGGCGCTAATTATCCTAGTAACTCTTTATCCGGCGGTTCTGGATATCAAGGTGTAGTCATCATTAGACAACGAATTTAAGCTAAATATACAAGGGCAATAAAAATGGCATTAACAAAACTAGAACCATACATGGTAGATACAACAGCAACGTTTACATTTGCTAATACTACTATTGCCAATGTTACTGCTACTAACATAACAGGTAATGT